TTATGGTTTGGGCCCTAACCGGCGCAGGGCAGCCTGAATCTTTCTGGCGGAATTTTGCACCTTGTTGAGGTCTTCGGCCGTAAGTCTCGTCAGTGCAAAGTTCATCTGGAGAGATTTAGAGAATGAGACCAATGATTCGGCCGTGATTTCTGGTAATTGCGTTTCCATAGCGTGTTGACGGATGCCCGCGCCGGAGGGCTGGGGCGGTTTAGGGGCGACGGCGGGAGTCACGCCGGTGTTTCTCCTTTATGGCTTTGTCCACAAACTTGCTTTTATTCTCTTGCTGATCCAGTATTTCAATGGAAGCCGGAGAAACTTTGACATAGAGGGGTTGCGTTTTCTCCTCTGGTGCTTTCGTTTTCCGGCCGGGGCGTTTGGGTTCGTCTGCTGGCATGAAGCAAATTAAATCAAAACTCACGATATGCGGTAATTAAGATAACTGTATGCTCTTGATTAAGTACGTCAATAATCGCCGTATTGCCTGAGTTTCCATAGTTTGCCACCCAGACCGGTGTATTTTCATTCATTACATAGTCGCCACCCTTATACCCCTCAAATGTTTTGCCAACAGCGGACTTGAGCAATTCAAGAAACGCTGTGATCGCAGTCTCTTTTCCCTCTTCGGTATAGTTCAGGGCTAGTTCATCATAACTGCCCCGCCAGCTATCTATTTCAGTTGGAAACAAATAGCCAAAGTCGTAGCGCACGGTAGCCTCTTCTTTGTAAAGCTCAATCACGTCTGGCTGATTAGCGATCAAAGGCTCGATTCGATCAATAATGTCACCAAGAGATAATTGACCCGAACGCGAGAACTTTGCACGCCTTTGCGTTTTAGCCTGTTGCATAACTTGAACGAATAAAGGATCTAAGTCTTCCATTGAAGTAGTGATTTGGTGCACCTAAAGATAAAAAATAAATTCTAAAAAGTATATACTTTAATTAATTTATTTACTACATTTACAGTAGGTTATACGAAAATAGATATGGCAGTTATCAAAATCATTTCAGGGGGTCAGACCGGAATCGATCAGTTAGCGTTGAAGGTGGCCCGCGAACTCGGAATTGAAACTGGCGGGGTGACTCCAAAAGGGTTTCTAACCGAAGACGGTCCGGCTCCGTGGCTGGCTGACTATGGACTCATTGATGACAGCAGCCCTAACTACCCGCCCCGAACACGCCGGAATGTTGTGGACTCCGATGCGACGGTTTGGTTTGGGTCTACCGATTCATCGGGTTTCAAGCTGACGAAAAACTGTTGCGTCTCGGCTAAGAAGCCATTCGTCGCTAATCCCAATGCCATTGAGCTTGAGAACTGGATCAAAAACTTTCAAGTAAATGTGCTCAACGTGGCTGGCAATCGCGCGTCAAAACTGAGTTCCGTTGGTAAGTATCAGGCCCAAAACGCCTTAACGCTGGCATTAATCAACTAACACCCCCGCCAGCCCCCGCGCCGGGCGGCAAGAAGATGGAACAGAAGATGGAACTAAATGTAGAAATAGGTAAACGGGTTAGGCAGGCCCGAAAGGATGCAGGGGTTAATCAAACCCGCTTTGCTATGGTTCTGGGGTTGTCGCGTGGCTCGTTGAGTAATATTGAGTCGGGGCGTCAGGCTTTGCAATACGAACATCTTTATAAAATTGCCGAGGTGCTTGGAGTGAATGTCTATGATCTGTTGCCGCCCTTAAACAGTGATTCGTCAGTAGATATTTTTAAGCCAATTGAACAACTTCCGAGGCCTACAAAAGAAAAGCCCATCAAATGCCCAGTTTGTCGAAGTAAAGATGTGGCGTTGATTGAATTGCGGGAAGGCAATGGTGTTTTAGGCCCCGGTTTTTCCAGTTGGGTAACTGACTCGTATTATTCATGCCATAGTTGCGGGGTTCGATTTGATAAAATACCTAAGCCATGAACCTGACCAACGCCGAGATCGACCGGAGGAAGCGGGTGCTTACTGGCTGGCGGTGGGTGATTACTGCCTCTCGCTGCAACCCGCCACCTAGTCCAACAACGCCGGGACGCAAACCACCGTTTTCGGGACGCTGATTGGTGGACCGGGTTGATATACATAGGAAATTGCGGTTTTCTATGCAGGTCGGCGAGGATGGGTATAGAAAGGGAAGAAAAGTATATAAATGATAAACGTCCGAATCTTAATCAAGGATGCCTCTTGTTTAAGATTCGGCCCCAAAACTTAAACACTCGTTTTAAGATCTTCTTTTCAAGATTTTCTCCCACTCAATTTGTAGTCGCTCAATGTACTCCTTCACCGGCTCGCCATCAATGGCTTCAATAGGCAGCCTAGTTTCTGTCCCGTTAATATCCCGTAAAACAGCAGATAGGAGAACAATGCCGTGCTTGATATGGCTGTTGAGAACATCAAAGCCTATTTCAATACTTTCTGAATAAAAAACCAGTGGTCGAATTTCCGAACTATCGGGAAATATGACGGAAAAGATTAGGAGCATGTTGCTGTCGGTTAGAGAGAGACTGGACCGGCAGCTTAGAATAAAGGGGCGGAAGAGAGACTCAGAATGAACTAATTGAAGTGAAGGTAAACACTATTTTTAAATAAACCTGCGAATCACAACTTATTAACCACTCGTTTTATGGACTCGAAACAGAAGAAGCAATTCAATGCCATGTTAGTTGCGTTGACGAAGATTGCCAAGGGCTATCAAACACCTAAAAAAATCAAAAAAGAAGCAGAGTCAACTTATGGACTCGAATATGAAGAGTGTCTCGAAATGAGCTACGAAAACATTCAGTACGAAGCAAAAAACGCCATCAAGGGCATCAAGCCAATTATTTAATCACTCGTTTTATGGACTATTTAATCCGCTTTATCGGCAGTAATCGCTTTTACACCGGAAGAACCAGCAGCGCCGGATATGGCTCAACTATAGACCCCGCCCAGGCCGTAAGATTTGATGGCATAAAAAAGACTTACGATCACATCGAAACGCTCGGTGGAGGTCGCAGTAGATTCACTGTACATCAAGTGAAGCCATGAGATTAGGATGCACATTCCTGGCTTTTTTGTTTGTGGTCGCCGTTTTAGTGATCACTATTTGGGAGATCATATTTTAAAATAAACCCCATCATGTATTTACCAAGAAATTTAAAGCTATTACGAAACCGGGCAAACCTATCCGTGGATTCGGTTGCTACTCAGACAGATGTTACGCCTGAGAACTTAACCAAGTTTGAAGAGGGCAACAAAACGCCTAGTGTAGCCGAAGCCAACCGGCTAGCTGCACTTTACAATGTTTCATTAGAGGCTTTATTGTTTCGCTTTATGCTTTGCTAGCCATGTCAAAATCAGCTCAATTACAGAAAGTCCTGCAAGAAAAGGGATGGAAGGCAAAAGTTTGGTGGGAACCTTATAAGAATGAATTATGGGGTTCTGCTGGCGGCTACAATGTCGAAATTGAGAATTATGATGCTGTCCAATTGATACATTTCCACGGATTCTGGCTGGGACATGATTTTGATTCAGCCATGATAGAGGTTAATAAGTATCCTGTATTTGATCCAGTAAACTAATCGTCCGATTCCCGCACTATAAATTCACCTATTCCAATCTACCGCCCCAACCTGGAATATAACCAGGGCGTATCTTTGGGGCATGAGCAAGCCGCCCCCGCAAGAAATCCGTACCTTCGCCCCATGAAATCAGAATGCACTGTCGCCAAACACCTCGACGCCTTCCTTAGTCCCGCCGGGGCACTCTATGTCGCTGATCCCAGCAACGCCAGCCAGTATACCAAATACACCAGTGTGGCGGATTACAACCGCCGGACGCGCAATTGGGAGGTGGTGTCCGCCAGCGTGGCAAAGGCGGATTTTGGAAAGGCGGTGGTGATTGGGCCGGGGTTGAAGGTGGAGGAGTGGCAAAAAGAGTAGGTATTTACGAGTCAACCTTATATGAGTATGACCGAATCACAAAAACGAAGAAAAAGGCAAAAGGATGAGGCAGAAAAATTTTTTGCGCCACCTGATGTTTTGATTGGCGGGACAGCACTTTCTAGTTTTTCCGATTGCCGAACTGTTCCGACTTTAAACACTGGAACAATCAGGGAAATGGTAAAGCAAAGATTAAAAGCCCTGACCCCTGGCGGTAGGATTTCGCCTAAACACAGGATTGCTGTTTTTGACTTATGGAATTTGCTTAAACTCTCAGAAGAGATAGGGATAGCCGATTAAAAAGCTTTGTCGGAGGTTGACTCCAAATTTGCGCTTTTTTTGTATTTTAGCTTTGTCAACGGTGGGAGGCATTGTAAATCCGGCGATCCGTTTTGCGATGCCTCTTACTCGTTGGGAATGCCCGAAATCTTCTTTGTGGCCTACGCTGCCCGTGAGACACGGTTGAGCGAGTTGCAGGGAAGATTTCGGCTTTTAATCTCTCCGCCTGAACACCCGAAACAATCCCCCTTTCTTTCGCTCTGCGGGCTTCGGCGTGTCGGCTGGTTCAATAGTTCGGGCGGAGTCGGTTCGGGCCGTGTCGGGCAAGATAACGGCAGAGACCACGGCTTTCACCGTGTCGACTTTGGCAACAACCGCTTCGACCTTTTCCTGAGTGGCTTCCTGGTTGCGCTGCACGGTATTTATAGTGGCCGCTGATCGGTTCACGGTTCGGTTGGTAGCCGCCAGTTTGCGCTCCAGTTCTTCATTCTTTCGGTTGGCAATTTCAAGCGCAGATTGCACAGTATTTAATGATGAGCGCATGGAGTTCTGATTGGAAAGGGAAACCGCCAGCGCCATTGCCATTTGTCCGTTGGTCTCTTTTACCTGCCGGGTGTCCTCTTTTACCTCCCGTATGCTTTTTTCCTGCCGTTTCTGGGACTGAACAACCCAATGGAGTGTGTTCGGATCATCAATGAAATAGGCTTTCAGGCCGGCCAAGATCGTGGTTACTGAGATGAGTGCGGCCGCTATGCTGGCAAACTTCCACGTTCGTGGCGACACCTCCAAAACGCCCGACTTTCGTTTCTTCTGAATCCAGTAAAAAACAGCCAGACAGAACAGCGCAACGTAAAGAGGCATCATGATCATAACTACCCGCGAAGAGAAAAGCCCCCAGACAAAAATCAGTGCCGATAAAACGATAATGAACACCATCAGGATTTTGATGGGAACATTTAGCCGCTTGGTGGTCTTGAGCACGACGTAGGTCATTACACCCAGCAAGCCAATACCTAGTTGGAGGGTGCCGTATAGAACGATCTCAAATATTCTCAGTATCTCATCCGAGAAGTGGAGAAAAGTCAGAAAAAGGTTACTATCCATTGCCTGATCTACTGGTTTAAGTTGCTACTTTATGGTGTGTTGTCGTTGTTCTTATCCTTCCCTTCCCAGGGGCTCCATTTAAAAGGCCAGTATTTTCGCAAAAAACTCTCCGGTCGCCGTGCAAATGCCTTTCCAATTGTTTTAATCGCCATCACAATAAAAACGCCCAGTATGCCGACAGTGAAGGCTACGGCCAGCGAGGCCCACAAACCAAGCTTCTGATCGTCGTGCGCATAACCGCTGGCAATTACACCCAGCAGCATAGATGCCAGCACCAGAATCGTACTCTGCGCCACCGTTTTGCGGTGTACTGGTTCGCCTTCCTTGCCATTATCATCACCTACCGCATCAAGGGCAAGTGCGCCCAAAAGTGCGGCCGGAAACGCCAGCGCCCAGAACGGCAGCAAATTCAATATCTCGAAGAACTCCGTAACGGATGCACTTTCCATTATTTCCGGTTGAATGTGGGTAGTTGATTGATTATCAGACAGCCAACCCTTTAAACTCCCGGATCAGGCCGGGGCAAAGGCCAGCGGCCTGTATGGTATGCGTACTACTTCGTAATCGTAATAAACACCTTTTCTTTTCTCAAAGCCCCCTGAATCCTGAGCATCCAGTTGGCAAAAGCCGCCCGCGAATCCAGCACCTTGTTCTCACCGAACGACAGACCCGGCAAAAGGCATCCTTCGGTGTCGGTGGCGAGATTGCCCGGGTGGATGCGAATACCCGAAAAGCCGGGTATATTTAATAGCAACGGCAGCATCTTGCCGAACCGGTTGCTGTAGCTGATCGCTACCTCGTAGCGCCCAGTCGGAATCGCCGTTTTGCCATGCACCTTGCGCTCCTGAATCTCCGAGAGCGGCATTGCCTGCGAAAGCCCGCGATCCGTGTCTTCCAGAATATGCCCGGCGAAGTTGCCATCAAACGACACGTCGCTGATCGTGGACTTGGGGGTGAAGCGTTTGCGCTGAACGGTTATTTCCATGTTACTTTGCCGCAATCACGGCGATTAAAGCGGTGCCGACCCCGGCCAGAAACAGCCACAGGCGCGAGCGTTCGAGCCGCTGTAGCTTCTTGTTTCGTTCACTGTCCAACTGCTGCCACTCGATCTGCTTCTGGGCGATCTGACCCTTCAGCCGGTTGTAATCGGTAGTGGTTTGTCGTATGACTTCGTTTTTGTGCTGCAACTCGGTCTGCATAGCCGCCTGGTCGTCCCGGTAGGTTTCGAGGACCGTTAAGCTCGATTTCAAGGTCTGAAGCTGCGTTACCGTCTCGCGCATCGTGGGTTCGTCCAGCGTATAATACGTTTCTCCCGCGATCTGCAGAATCGTCGCCCGCTGAAGCACCGGCAGACTGTCGGTTTTCACGCAGCAGGCGGATGTGGGCACCGCTAAGCTCATCAGCAGGCAAAGCCTGAATGCGGTCCACCTCCTGTTTATTCTGTTCATACTCCACTTTGCGAATCGTTTCATTGCGGACCGTCGTTCGGATGTAGTTCGTTGTAAATACCGTATCGGGCTTGAGCCACAGCGTGTCAATGCGGACCTCGGCGGTGGGTTTTGCCTTCCGACCTTTGCAGGTGCCCAGCTGAAACGACACGAGGGCGATCACCAGCAGTGCCAGTAACCAGAGAAACCCACCGTTCAAAAGCCAGAGCCAGATTTTCCAGAGTTTTTCTTTCATGGTGCTATTCGTTTATGCCGATAATCCAATCCAGATCCGGTGGGCTGTTGAGGCCGACCAGCCGGTCATCGATAGCGTCGTGGTTAAGGTCTGACTACTTTTGGTGGAAAACCGGGCCACGCCCGTAATTCCCGCATTGATCGCAAACCCCTGACTCGCGCAGCGGTACGTCGCCCGGGTTGTTCCGGTCGATACCAGCACCAGCCGGTATTCTGTCCCGGCCACCAGGTTGACGGTGACGTCCAGACTCGCCGAGATAATGCCCGATCCCGTAAATGCCGTGGTGCAGTCCGCCCAGGCCAGCCGCGTGCCGTCGGTGGCATACAACCCGATTCCGTTGCCTCCCGTACCCGATAAGCCCGATCCGACTGTGCCGGTGATCACAAACCACACTTTGGTCACCGCGCCCGAATACGGCGCAATAACCCGGCTCATCTGGGCTGTGCCGCTGGCGGGTGTGTCGGTAGATCCGAGGACCGCCGATACCGGGTCGGATTCCAGCAGCATGCCGTTGATGAACACATCCCGGGCAACCATTTCCCCATTGAGGCCCAGCACCGACCGTACGTGGTCCGGCGTGGCTTTCTTGGCCCCAATGGACGAATCCAGCACACCAAAATGGGCAATGTCGGTGTAGGCGGAAACAACAGGCCGGGTGTCTTTCATGCCAGTACGACAACGGTTACGGATGATACGGCCACGCTGCTGGTCAGGTTGACCGCGTTGGCGGACGAAACCGTCCAGTCAACCAGAATCGGCCCGGCGGAATCGTACACCTGCACCACCGGCGTGCTTGAATTCAGGTTGTGGGTAATGCCCACGGTCCCATTCGTCAGGTTCGTTGAGGTGCTGTACTTGCGCACCCGCCCCAGCGCCGACTCCCAGCTGTTGAGTGTCGCCACGGTCACCACCTTGTTGGCATCCCCGCCCGAATTGCCCTGAATCTGCGCGAGTGAGGCCAGAATGACCAGGCCCAATACCGACGTGCTGGCGGCATCGACATTGCCCTGCACGGCGAACCAGTCGGCGGCATTGCTCGTGCCGGGGCTGGTGACTTTGGGCAGGACCATATCGCCCACCTGAAGCACGATGCCCTGCACGGTCCCCGCCACCGTCACCCGGTAGCGGTCGGCCAGCGTTGCCCCCGAAGGAAAACTGCCCCCGCTGGCGTCAAAGTCGGTGATCGGGTTGGTGCCCGCAGCGGCTACGGCGTCGATGTAGGTTTTGATCGCCGACGGACTCACCAGCTTGTCGCCGTTGGTAACGGCGGTGGCCAGCGAAGAGCCCGAAATATCGTTGCTTTGCAGCAAAGTTCGAACCGTCGTGCCGTCGTAGAGCTTCAGGCGTTGGAGGGTGGTGTCGTAGCCAATCTGCCCCAGGGCGGTCAGGGCCGCATCCAGGGTGGCAGTAATGGCCTGTTCCAGGGTCAGGTTCTTGACCGGAACGCGGGAAAAGTCAAATTGCGAAGTACTTCTCATGCCTATAGAATGTAAATGGTTCCGGTGATGGCAACCTGGCTGTCAATGGTCACAGCCTTTGTGCCTGCATCCACCGTAATGTCGACGAATAACTGGTGTCCGCTCTGGTCCAGCACCAGTACGCTGGCCACGCGCGGGTGTCCGTGCTGCGCCTGGCTGATCACCAGATGAGTAATGCCCGTAAAGGTGTGTTCGTAGGCCGATACGGGCGCAGAGCCCGCCGTTCCGGACGCCGTGGTGACCTTTACGTCGATGGTGATACCTTCGGCGCCGATCACGGTCTGAATTGGAATCTCGGGGTTATACGGCGTTTCGCTGGCGGACTTTTCAAATGTGGCCGTGGCAGTCAGGATCGGCTGATCGCCGTACCAGATCTCGGTGTAACAGCCTCCAACCGCTGCCAGCTTGCGGGTCTGCTCGGCGGAATACTGAATCTCGGTTCCCTCGTCGGTGACCACGAGCTCGGGCAGCAGGTTCTCCGGCTGACCGGTTACTTTATCCCTTCGGTAGGCCCGCACCGTGAAATCCAGCAGGGTATCGTCGTTTTCCAGCACCGGATTTTTGGCGATGAACAGCAGCGGCACATCCGGGTAGGCTGAGATCGTGATCGCTTTGGGTTGCAGGCTGATGGGTCGCATAGCAATACATTTTGAGTGGTTAAACCAGGACCGAGCCCTTGATCATTGTTGCGCCGACCCGCTGCCACCAGCGCGTTTCTCCGGCGGTCGTGTTGCGCCAGGCGATCATTTCCCCATCCAGAATATCCGAGGTGGTAGGGTCGGCACTGCGCACCGTCACTTTTATTTTTACCTTGTCCCCATCGACAGTAAACTTGGAACTGGCGGTTTGCTGGCTGGTGCCGCTGCTGCCCGCGTCCGCCGTTTCGATCGCGACTGCGGAGGGGGTGCCGCTACCGGTGCCCAAGCCTGACCGCAGGACGAAATTCCCCCCGGCCAGGTTGGTTCCGGACCCGGCGTTCAGCGGTTCGGCGGCAATGACGCCCCGGCGCGGGGTGGTCGTAGCGCGGGGAACGCCCGCGTAAATGATGTTGTCGCCCCCGGAAACCTGCGTGGCAAAGTGGGTAGACCCTCCGTTCTGGGCGATGGAGAACATGTTCTCCAGCTTGATTTCGTGGAAAATACTTACACCACTCGTCCGCTGAAAGCGCACAACGCCATTTCCTCCGGCACCTCCCAGAAAGGTCTGCACTACCGTGGCTGCGCTGTTGCCAATCGTTTGAATGCCGTCCTGCGTCTTGCGGTTCAGGCCCAGGTTGCCATCCATCGTTAGCGCCCGGTTGTTCTGCACCACGTAGCTGGCCAGCCCCGTAATGCCACCAATGGAAATCTTCTGGTTGACGGAGTTACCGTCCACGATGCCCGCCACCCCGGAAAAGTCGTTGCCTTCTAGTTGCAGGTGCGCCAGCGAGGTGGTGGTGAGCTGCACCGCATATGCATTGCTGGCCCCGGTCGCGTGGGTCAGGATATTGCCCCGCATGTACAGCGTGGTTGTTGTGCCGCCGGTAGCCTCGATGATGTGCTGGCCGCTTTTGCCTTCCAGCAGCCGTGAGTTGCTGATTTGAAGCATCGGCGTGGAAATCGCGGTGATCATCGGCGTAGCGGCCGCGCTGGTTTGTTTGGCTCCGGCCGCGTTGATGCGCACATCCTCCGAGCCGGTGACGTAAAAGGCCTCCCGGCGGGTCAGCGCCCCGGTGGTTACCTTGTCAAATTCGATGTCCTTGCTGTTCTCAACCTGCACCATCCGAAAGCCGGTGGTGGCCGAACTGCCGTCGGTGAGCTTGATCTTTCCGTTCAGCACGCTGATGCTCTGCGCGTTCTTGACCAGCACCGCATAGGGATTTGTATCATCGTGCGACGAGGACCCCGCCGAAACGGTAAAGCCGTCGATGATCACATTGGTGATGCGTCCCGACCCCAGCGCCGGGCTGGATTTGTCGTAAACCTGAATGACCCCGTTTCGCAGCTGCCCGCCCGCGCCGGTAACACCCGAGACGGTGACGTTATCAATGAAATAGACCGCGTTCGATGAGTCAGCGGAGGTGTACAGCGAAATTAGGTTGGCCCGGTTGGACTTGCCCCGCACGTTGGTAATCGTGACATTCCGGATGCCGTCGTAGTAGCTGGTACCGTAGAACGGAATCGTGGACGGGTCGATGCCGACGGCCACCGAATCATCGCCGGATTCGACGTACACGTTGTCGACGACGATGTTGCTGCCGTGGACGACGTGTACACCGTCTTCAAACAGGGCGCTGCCGCCCAGAATATCGATGTTGGTCACCCGGATATTTTTGCCGCCCACCAGCATCGCCCACGACCCCGCGCAGTAAGCCGTTACTTTGACGCCGTCGATGACCAGGTTTTCCACGAATGTCAGGGCGACCATGTTGTTGGGTGCCAGTTTGCCGTTGCCGTCAAGCGCCCCGCCGGTAATCCGGATGTTTTTGTAGGTGCCGTAGTAGGAGCCGCTGGTCAGCGTCTCCACGGTTCGAATCAGCGAGTTGGTGGCTACTGAGCCGCCGTCCGTGCGTTTTTTCAGGATGGCCGTGTCTAAATCCAGCCAGACCCAGGATTTAATCAGTATACCATCGGTCAGGTAGGTTTTGTCTTTGCCGAACCGCAGGCGGATTTGCTTGCCCAGCAGCGCGCCCAGCGTCGAAGCGAACGTGACGGCGTTGTTGATGGCCGTGGTCTCGTTGGTCGTCCCATCGCCCACCGCCCCGAACATATCTACCGTAAAGTTGTCAGCCACGGCCTCGTAGTAGGTACTGCCGGGTCCGGCAAAATAAACCGATCCCGATCCGTTGCTGGGGGTGCTTCCGGATTTCTTCAGGAAGGCCCGCCCGCCAAACTGAACAATATCCTCGGTACGGGTGGCAAAGTCGCCCGAAGAAGAGATCACCTTCAGGCGAGTGGGCGAATCAGCCTCCACGCTTTCCACGCGAGATTCCAGCCCGTCCAGGTAGTCGGTCGGCGGGTTGGTGATCGTGTCCCAGATGTTGCCTAATTCGAATTTTGCCCCGCTGTGGACGTAAGCGTAGGAGGTGAACGACGAATTGCTGATATAGACCTTGTCGTCGGTCGGATCGCACGTTACTGCCGTGCCAGTGCCCGACCCTTCGAACGTGCATTTATGCACCTGAACAAATTTGGATCGGAAGCCATTGATCGTGCTCCGGTAGAAATAGACATTATCGATGTTCACCCGCAGGCCAACATTGTTATACCAGCCCAGATTGGTGTTCAGCAGTCGGCTGTTGCTGATATTAACCCAGTAACTGCCCACATTCTCGTAGCTGCACTGCACAATCTTGTCAAACTCGCAGTCAATGATGTCTACCGGGACGCCGGTGCTGTTGGCCGGGTTGCCGTTGTAGTTGACAAACGCGCATTTGGCCAGTGTGCCCGTCGTGCGGATATTGCGGTAGATACCACTCTTTTGATTGGTAATAACCCCCTCGGTATCGCTGGCTTCCAGACCCGCCCCGCAGCCGATGAACTCGAAATTGCTGAATGTACTGGTGTAGGCCCCGTAGCTCTTGATGCCGTATTTGCAGCCCACAATCGTGTTCTGGCCTATGAAGGTAGCCTTCGTGTTTTCATCGACCGAGACGCCCACCGTGAAGTTCTTTGCGTAGAAATTCTCGACGGTGACAAACATGTCCGTGTACGATTCACCCCCTTCCAGGTGCATGGCGGTTCCATCAAGACCCACCGTTGTTTTTAGGCAGGTAACGTTTCGGATGGTGGTGTACAAGGCCGCATCACTGTCGACGTAATCGCCGGTTTCGCCCCCCGCCAGAAAGTTGTCAACCAGAAAGATGTTCTCGAACAGGGTGTTTTTTGCCCCGTCACCGGCCAGCAAAGCGGCTTTTCCGGCAATGGTGTGGTAGCGCCGTTGGCCAGAGATAATGCAGTTGCGAACTTTGTTGCGGTCGGTATTGAAAGAGACAAAACCAGACCCGTTCGAGTAAACACCCGATACGATGATCGAATGGCTATCGCCGTTTAAGACCGTTACATCTTCGACCAGGCAATCCGTCCCGTTAATCCAGATCGCTCCGGATTTAGCATCCGGATTACTGCCTTCGCAGTCGATGGTCATGCGCCGGATGGTCACGTTATGGGCCTCGGCAATCTTAAACACCGAGTCGCCGGTGGTGTTGCTCATCTGGATTTTAGTGGCCGCACCGACGCCCTGAATGACGATATTCTGAAGACCGATAAAATCGTTGAAGTCCATCACATACGTGCCCGGTCCAAACTGAACACCCTCAATGCCTTTTGCCTGTTGGTCGGCAATCGCCAGGGCCAGCGCGGATTTATTCTCATTGCTTGCCTTCCCGGCCCCTCCGCTGAAGGAATCAACGAAAGAATAGCCAAGTCCGGCAGACCCGCTACCCGTTCCTGGATTGTCCCAGGTGGACAGGTATTTCAACAGCTGCTTTTTGGTGACCGGCCAGGTGTCAATGCCCGGCAGATCTTCGCTGAGATACTGCTTCAGCTTCTCAAACGGGATGCTGCCAACGGCGAAATCCGATCCGTTGAGCGTTACATCACCACTACATCCACAAGGCGCTGCCATTTCTATGCGTTTTGAACGTTACAGTATACTTTATCCCCGATGATGCTGCCGCTGTGGACCGCATTGGTCGCTACGTGCTTGATCAGGAAGTTGATTTTCACGCCCGGTGTCGCGTAGGGGTGATGAAACACCCATTTGCGTTTGCTGCCGTAGTCTTCCGTGCTGACCACCGGCCCCCGGTTGGCCATGCCGTAAATCACCGACTTGGTGCCGCCCGGATCGACATCGACCCACGTAGAGCCGTTGTCCAGTGAATAGGCCGCCCAGGCTTTCGTACCTTCTCCGCCCAGGTCCAGATAACTGCGGTACCACATGTTGATGCCTTCGTGAATCGCATCGAACGGATAAAGCGGTTCGCCGGGGTAGGAAAGCTGACCATCGCCGACGTACGGAAAGGTGCTGGGTGATCCCGGTGCCGGGTTCCAGCGGTCGGCGGGCTTGGAGCCGGGGTAGGTCGCCCCCTGTTTGTTGATATCGGCGCTGTAGCCGTTGGTGTTGTTCCAGACGAGTACACACCGGTTGGTAACGCCAGCCATCGCCTGGCACCAGAGGAACCCGGCTGCAATGCACTGATTGATCGCCATGACGGTATGCCCGAACTTATCCAACACCCCGGCAGGGTTCGTCGTATTGAACTGGTACGGCCAGCCACTGTGCGCCACATCCGAACCGGTCGACTCGAACATCGGCCAGATAAACAGCTGATGCCATTTGGTGCCCCAACCTGCCGTGACGTACCGCTGCATCATGTACAGCATGCGGTGAATCCAGTATTCGTTGCCGATGTGCAGGGTGGGATAAAACCGGCAGTTGTAACCTGTATGCACATCGGCGAGTGTCTTGGTGCCGCCACCAATGGCTGAAAAAGCGCTCTGAAAGAAGGGAAGACCCGCTTTCGCGGCTGTAGCATTCGCAAGTGTGCCGTTGAATGATACGGCATTATCCTTGTTCATGCCGTCCGGCTGTCCCATGCTGGAATCGCCGTAGTTGCCTGCGGATATGTAATTCTGACCGGGAAAGAAGCCTTCAAGGTCTTCCAGCCATTTTTCCATTAACCAATACGCCTGGTTGCTCCCTGCTGCGATGTAATACTCGCCCTCCTGCATCTGGTGGTTAAGCATCCAGGTGATATTCGCCTGAGTAGCCGCCGTCCGCACCTGGGAGCGGGTCATGTTCGAGGCTCCGCCGATGTTCGCTCCGTTGTTCTTTAAGACTCCTGTACCCGGAATTTTATGGATCAGTGCCCTATTTGTGGAGTTAGCCACTCCAAACGAACTTTCAGGCAAATGAGTCACACCCTTCTGAAAATAGCGGGCGTTGTTATTGGTCAGGTTACCCATGTACACGCCGTACTTGATGAATTGCGGCAGGGTCATATCGTCCGCCAAGTAGGGATACAGCGACAACCAGCCGGGTTCAATGTATTTTGGTGCAATTAGTCCCATGGTCAGGTGTCAAGTCGTTGTACATCGGTGTAGACGGTGGCAAGTGGTCGCCGGGTAATGAAATCGCCCGCCGGAGGTGGTTCGCCGTTCTGTTGATTATTCAGGTCGTAGCCAGTTGTAGACCGGGTTAGATAACCCCATAGCGTGATGATTTCGCCGATTTCAACGGCGTGCTCAGCGGTGTCATCCACTTTCGGGATGCCGGTTGAGTCGACCGTTACGACGTGCCGGTCTCCCTTATTGATCACCAGCCGCCAATAAGCTTTGCCGTCGGCATGCCTTACACGGTAGTCGGCGACGCTGGGTTCTGCCCGAATCAAAAAGTTCTGCGGTGGTGCATCGGCGGGTCGGGCCGGGTACAGTTGTCGGATCACACCTACCGCGTCGCCGTTGCGGGCGTAGTAAACCGTGATCACATCGGTAGAGCCCGGCAATTTGAACTTGAACGGCCGTGAAGTCTCGAACTCAATGCCGGTGGCAGGCGCTCCGCCGTGGTTGGCTGAGCGGTTGTAATCGTTCGGATACGTTCCGGTGGTCATGTTGTAGAAATCATCCGGATAGGCGTAATAAGCCTCCTGAATGTTGCCCGTAGTGACCTGTGCGTACACGTTCACACTGCGGCAAATGCCGTCGGTGATCGATGCGGGCGCAATCCCGATCTTGACGATCTGCGGCACAACGGCCGCCGGGATCGTAAACGAAATGCTCTTGGTGATGTTGGGATCACTTTTTATCCGCGCCGTTAGCACGTACCCCTCGCCCTGCGTGAGCACCGTATTGTTCACCAGCGTGTATTTGCCACTGGTTAAGGGGCTATCCGTATAATTAAAGACAATCGAATTATCAGAAGCCTTTTTAAGTTGATGCTGCACCAATTCATCGGCCTCTGTCAATGCTGTTATTTGGCGGGTTGAGGCTAAACGGGCTTCGTCGTAAGTAACATTGATGATTTTGGCCGTTCCGCTTGTGGTTTTGGGGTAGAGCACAAAATCATCGCGGGTCGAGTTGGTCGACAGCGTGATCGTGTCCTCAAACACGCCGGTAGCCAGTGTAATGCGGATTTTATACGTCTTGCCGTTTTCAACGCTGTTGAAGATCGCCCGGCGGTTGTAGTTGGTGCCCTTGTCGTTGCTGAACGTGCCGGAGACGGTACCTTTGACCGCGCCGTTGGGGTAGGTCGACGTAATGCCGATGACCTCCACAGTGGGCGTCCCCGAGTCCACCTGCGCAAGCACCGTCAGCGACATGTTGTTTTTGTCGACAAAGGCGTACGCCCGGGTCAGGCCCGCCGGAACGGTGTTCTTTTTGTTGACGGTGAGCGTAAAGTCGGTGAAGACCGTAGCCTTGCCGTCACTGGCAAAAACGCGGATCGTGTCGACCAGCGAGGTAGTGCCCGTAGCACCTTCGTATTCGGCCGCTGGTGAAATGAAAACGCCGTTGTTGATTGGTATCCAGTCGTAAACATCCTCCGTAAATGCCCCAGTTGTGGCGTTTTTACGACTAGCCCAATACGTCAGGTTATCCTGGTTGGCGTCGTTGAAGTTCGGCCGAATGTCTTTCGTAATGGCATCGCCTTCGGTGACTACCAGATTCGAAATCGCTTCCACCACATTCGGAGGAATGTTGGCCACTTTTGAGCCGGTCAGGCTGATGTTGGCAACCTTAAACGCATCCGAGTTGGTCTTTTGCAACCGGATCGTCTGAAACTTTTTATTCAGGTGCGGAATCGATACGCTGTTGAGTCCGGTCGCGCCGAAAAGTTGTGAGTAAATGCCCGGCACATTCAACGAGTCATTCAGACTGGAGGTGATTGGCGGAATGACGGCTCCGTACGGATAGAGAATCAAATAGAAGTATTCCGCCAGCGTGTCATTACAGTCCAGCGCAAACGCATCCCCATTGTAGTTGTCACCCGCGTCGATTTGAACCGCTTGGTTCGCCGTGGCACTTGAAAGCCAGTAGGTGGCGTTGTTTTCATCGTTGACCTTGCCCGCATCCGAATTGTTGCTACTGGCAACGGCGGGCTTAAACGCCAGAATATTCGTGACGGCGGGGTACAGTTTCCCTTTTCCGTTGACTGTAAAGGTGAAAATACCTTCAATCACATCAGTGCTACCTTCGATCCAGGACCGGAGTTTGTATTCGGTGCCAATCACCGGCCCAGTCAGTAGTGCCGAATAAGGAGCATCGCCGGAAAAAAGATCATCCCGCGTGTATTCGCCCGGCGAATAAATCAGCTTTCGGGCCGCAATGACGACACTATCGTCGGATGTTTTCCGTAGCTCGATGTTAATACCCCCACTGTCCTCGGCATTTCCAAACGCATAGATGGAAAGGGTTTTACCGGGTTCGTTTTCACCCCAATAGATGGATTCAATGACCTGCGGCACCGGGGCCGGAACGCCGGTCATGATGAATTCCACGGTGGTTTCCCCGCCCGCGTTGATGCCGGTGTACTGAATGACCGTATCGCCCAGCTTCGTGCTGGTTCCGGCGATCACGCGGTTGATCGTGTCGCGGGTGGCCCCGGTCGGTGGAATCGATATTTCGTGACGCGTGGCGTTGATGAAAGCCGGAAGCTGAAAGCTGAACGGCACCCCCGCCACGTACGTCAGGTTCTGGATACCCAGCGGTACGGTCGGCGGCTCGGTGGTGCTTTGGGTGGGCGGGTTGGTGATGACCGGCAGGTAAGTGCCGTCTGGCTGTTTGACAACCCCTACATAGCAATCCACATTGTCAGCCCCAGTGATTCGCGCCAGCTTGATGTTGGCCACCGTGGGCGTATAGTCGGGCGCTGATGCGTCATTGTGAAGCACTTCGGGCAGGCCGGGGTTGCTTTGAATCGGCGTCTGGCCGGTGCCGTCCGGTGTGGCGTTTACCCCAATTCCATAGGTGCCGTCCGGATATTTAATCGGCACGAGAACAAATTGCGAAGACCCCACAGCCGGTAGTGTTCTAAAGTACAGTTTCTCAACTTCAATGGGCTTCGTGGTTTTGTTGCCAATATTGGTGACCTGTTGCAGGTTCTGGATTTGGGAAGCCTCGCCCTGAAAGGGGATTACGGTGCTGTAGTTCCAGCCCCTGGGCGGCACGTTAGCCGGGTTCTGGTCGCGGGCAAACGTGGTGTAGCTCTTGCCGAATACGAACGGATCGCCGTTCGGCAGGCTCTCAAAACTCCGCCCTTCTTCGCCGTCTTCCCCGCCGGATTGCCACTCGCCGATGGTCGCAAATGTTCCATCCTGGCTGAGTGCGAACTCCCAGAACGGGCCTACGGGATCATCGATATAAAGGGCTGACTCTGCCATTATTTGTAAAGCCGGGTTATGATTTGTTTGCGGATGCTGCCAAAGTCCAGCGTACCGGTGCCGGTGGTTACCGGGCGACCTTTCGCCGGATCGTAGGCGAAGCCGTGGCCGATGCCGGTCGACTGCCGGTTTATCTCTTCCCGTATTTTGCCGGGATTGTTCAGCGCTCCGATGTACGGCGATTTGGCCGCTGGGATTTCCCCGCTGTCCTCCATTAGCTCGGCGCCGTCGGCCGTCTGCCAGTAATTTTTGACAGCAACGCCCGCTACGCTGAGGATTTCCAGTGGCTTGATCTTGAGCCGGTTGGCCTTCACATCGTGGCGGTAGGTCAACGACAGGGCGTATACCTCGTCCTGATCGCTGTTCTTGATCTCGGTGAGCCGGAGAATATCGCAGGGGCCGACCATCTGATTGGCCGTGTCGACCACGACTAGATCCAGATCGCCCGAAATGGCTTGCCGGGCGGTCATGGTGACGCGCCCTTTGGCGCACAGGCGCTGGATCTTCTGAAAATTGCCGGGCGTATCCACATCGGCCCCGTACGGAATCCATTTCTCCGTCGGTGTGCCGTCTAATCGCAGCAGTGCCCCGTAACGCGGGTAATAGGCCGTCAGGGGCACGTAGCCCGTAATCTGGCCTTTGATATTGATGACCGGTACATTGCGGTGAATCAGCGCCGAGGATTGATCCCCCAGCACAATAGACAGTTCATCCGCTTTGCGCTTGCGGTCCGATCCCGGCGCTTCGGCCTTGACCTGCTCGCCTTTTACGTCGAGCTGGGCCGGGTCTTTGCGGGTGATCTTGACATCCCGGTAAATGGTGTAGGGCGAAGGCGTGGAAGGTACGTGGTCCTGCTCCTTGAAAATGCGGCCCCGGTAGAGCAGTACATCGATCCGGTAGTTGCCCCGTCCCGGTACCGCACTCATTTCGATTTCCACCTTTTCGCCCCGCGTCGGCTTGGGCTGATACGCCCCGTCGATATCGGTACGAACGTTGTCCTTGAAGATGTAGTAATTCACCTTCGGGTTATTCGGTAACCAGGTGCCGTCGGATTGCAGAAAGAACACCCCTTTGCCCTGCACGGTCGCCATGACGCTTACTTTCGCCCCGACCGTGTTGATGTTAACGTAGGTAAACGAGAAGGTTAACAGGTCTTCGTTGCCGCCCCGCGCCGGGTATTCAATGGTTTTGCGCAGCCAGACCGTATCCTCCTGGTTGATGTAGTTGTTGGTTAGCCCATCGGCCTTGACGCCGTACGGCTCATCTTCGGTGCCGAAACCGGTCCACGAAAAGGCTGGACCGTTCTGGGTCCAGCCGTCGAGCGCACTGCGGAAATCCCCGTTCACCAGTTCGTTGCGCAGGTTGCCGTAGTCGTAGTTGACCGTCAGTTTCTTCCGGTCCGCCTGAATCGAAATCTGCGACCCCCGCAGCGGAATGGCATCAGCGTGTTTATACACGGTTCGAATCGCGTCGTGCAGATCTGCCGTGTGGTCGGTAGAAACGAAGCTGGAGAATACCGAAAACGGAATGTTACCGCCCTCGGATAAGTACTGCGGGTATTCGTCTTTGCGAATAACGCGCCACTGGCCCCGGTCCTGTACCACACTGGCGTTGAACACGGTCAGCAGCTTGGTCAGTACCTCGTAGCACGACTGAATGCCGGTATCGGTTAAGAACAGGTGGGTATCAATCTTGAACTGGCTGAGAATATCCGCCGGGTAGTCCGGGCGTTCGCCCGCGACCAGCATGGAGTACTCCACCGTGTTGATGCTGATGGAAACGGGCAGCATGTAGCCCACCCACGCCAGACAGGTTTTCAGCACGTTCAGCGCGTCGAACGTGAGTACAAACGGCTGCTCCGTAGGGTAAATGTTAAATGGAACGTCCTTGAGGGCACCTAAGCCGTCGGTGGCGGTGAAGCGCACCGGGTAAGGGGCTTCCTGATAAGGTTCTCTTGCATCAAAGGGGGCAACGAAGCCGGTAAACAAATTGATCGTTTCCAGACCAATTTCCTGCGTTACTTCAACTTTAAACGTGCGGTCGTCGTCACTATAGAGGTCCGAAAGCTGCCAGGAGTCATCCGTAACCAGATTAAACTCTGCAACCGTCGCCATGATGGGCGCAAATAGATTGTCTGGCTCAGTGGATTGCTTGTCGAGCACCAACGGAGATATACCACCCGGTCTTAGTTCGGTTGACTCTCCGGTGTAATCCCGCTTGGAGATGTTGATGGTACACAGCAATCCCAGATCACCGTTCACAAGTGGATCGGTGCGAAATTGACAGGTGTATCGTAATCCGTAGAGAGCCAAAGCGGTACTTCGTGCGTTTTTTTCGAAGTTACCGGCGTAGAAAGTGGTAAAAGTCCCGTTTGAGGAAACACTAAGGATTGCAGGAATAAAAAAGCCCGCTGGTGGGCGGGCTAGTTGTCAGTGGCAATAACGGCAATCCGGTATTTTCGGTAAATCTTCTGCTGCCTAAGCAGGGCGAATACTTCCTCTTTGGTCTCAATGGTAGCGAACTCGGGAATACCCAGCGCGGCGGCAAAATCGGGATTCAGGTACAGTTCCTGCCCGCGAAAGTAAATGTAATGCAGGTTGTCCGTGTTCATTTCTTTGGGCCTAATCGGTTCAGGTAGCGTTTTTCCATTTCAAGAATCGCGTCTAAATCGTCCTGCGTTCGGGCGCGAAAGTAGTTATCAATGTGGGCCTGACGCGCAAATTCCGCGTTGATTTCGTAGGGTTGCCCCTGATAGGTAATTGTGATGGTTTTCATAGTTGTTTCCCGTATAATGATAATTCTGCTTCATCGATGGGTTTGGCATTACCTTTTGCCGTATTAGGGAATGGGTTGTCTATTAGGGCGCGGATCGCTCTATAGGTGGGGTGCTCCCGGTCGCCATTGACAAGGCTTAGTAAGTGATTAATAAGCCGTTTATAATCCCCCTGATTCAAAACGATGAAGCCCGTAGACACTTTGTAGCCCTCTTCATTCTTCTTATCGATGTACTCCTCCTGGATGTGTACATAGTCATACAGGTGCCGGGTGACGCGCTCGGCAAGGTCGGCCTTTAGTAAAGCCAGAACAGGCTCCTTGATTCGCAGATTGGTGCTGGGATGAAAGATGTAACCTTTAAATAACATAACGGTTGCAGGACATTGGGACTGCAACTATAATAAAACTAAAATATATATCCTATACTTGTAAGGTAATTTCAGAAAGTTTGTTATCTTTGGGTATGCACCTGTGCGGTGTACTGTAGGACAGAGAAAATTATAAAAGCCTGGCATCCATTGGGGCCGGGCTTTGTTTTATGTCACCATTTCGTGATTTTTGGTAACCGATTACCACCGTTGCCATGTACGAACACCAGAAACCCATTACCGCCCCGCTGGCCTCCGGCGAGGTGGTTCACCATACAGCCCTTCTATTTGGCTCCCACTACCTGAAAGTTACCGAAGTGGATACAGCGGGCGTGGTGCTGGTGCCCTGTGATCCAAAAGGCAATTCGACGCGCAGCAGCAGCGTGTACATGCGGCATCACAAGATTGTCGGCAAGGCGGACTGGAAGAAAGTGGAGTGGCACCGGATGCCGCCAACGAAGACAGTTTGATTAATTCAGAAATTATTGCACCTTGCTGTACCACACAGGAAACGTGTAGGTAGGACAGAGAAAATGGCGACAGCCCGGTTCACGTGTGGAACCGGGTTTTGTTTTTTGGGGCTAGGACTTCGCAGAGCTGTTCAATTCCTGCGATATGCAATAGTGAATATAAGCCGACAGGTTAAGTCCCAACTGCTCAGCGCGCTTCTCCATTTTTTTTAGCATTTCTTCGGTAAGTCGAATCTCTTTGCGCTCGGTTTTCATGCCTTAAATATATAAACTTTTCCGTACAATTTACTTGTTTTGTACGTATTATGTACGTACATTTACTGTACAAATCTTTCTTTTTAAGATGAAAACCTCATTCTACTTAGTCGTAAACTCAAACGGCACCGTCCGGACGGTTAAGAATCGCCCCGGTCTGGATTCAAATGAAATCTCTGTTCAGGTTGCGCTTCAAATTCCTGATGCCTTGTTCCGCAAACCCCAGCTTCAAGCGACCATTACCATTCCCGATGATTCGGTTCAGCCGATCGTCATCGAGCCCGACGTGCAGAATAATATCAAAGATGCCATTGAGCAGGCGACTGGATTGGAAATCAAATTAACTGTTGGCCAATAATCGCCGATATGATCACCAGAAAAGTAAACGGCAAGTCGTTTCGATTCAGACACATTACGACCGATGAGAAACGCGAGTTTTGCGGGAATTACAAGGGCTTTGAAATCCATGTGTATCCGGAAGATTGGGATGATGAAGACGATGAGCGCGGATTCTACGCGAGGGCGTTTAATTCTGAGATTAGTTTCGGTACTGCTGTCGATGGCCATGGCGGAGATACGATTGATGAAGCAATTTGGGAATGTATTGATAATATCAACTTTGTGCCGTCCGTCTAATAACCATTTACATGGAAGCTATCGATTTCAAATTTGCACTCAACACAAAGGTCTATTGGTCACAGGATGGAAAGCCTTTTGCGGGCTGGATTAAGCGCCGCGGCTATCAGGAAACGTGGCATGATGATTTAGATGACGTGGGCGGCTACCTCTCCAATGTTTTCTACGAAATCAAACCGGCAACGATGGAGCCTGGGGCCAAGAATTCCATTTTTCACGAATCTGACTTTGGCCGTAAGGTTTACACCGATCCGGCTGCATTTGCCGAATATATCACCAGTCAAAGAAAATAAACATCACCCCAGCCCGCCCCACCCCGGCGGGCTTTCTTTTTACCGTTCCCTCAACCATACCCAAAACCGGCAACTCACGTACACGGTTGACCGCTCTGCAAAGTCTGATTTTTAAATTAATGGATCATGCCACCCGATTGCGCTATCAATTCGGCCACTTGTTCGGCAGTCATTTCTACATAAATATACTCCCCGGATCTTAATCGAATTACTGTATCGCGATAAGGCTCAGTTTTTACAAAATCAATGCTGTCAACGTTTATTAAACAAGTTGCCCCGTTACTATTGGTAATGTAGAAAAAGGTAGTCGGATTCATATTTAGAAGAGTTTAGAGATGAAATTATCCAAAGTTCGGCTTACTGCCAGTGACAGCGGCTTGCAGTATTCTGATGGTTTCGTTCTGTGATCTTATTTGTGCCTGCAAAAACTCTTTATCCATTTCAAGTTCGGCAATTCTTTTGTGTAGGTTCAAAAGTAGGTCATAGTTTTCTATTTCCCCTTTTTCTTCTTTTAGAAAAATTGGACCCTCGCCAGTTTCCCACCAATTAGGGTTCAATCCTAATCTATAAGCTATAGCAATTGAAATATTTTTTCCCAACTTTCTTTGGCCTGATTCAATCTGATAATAATTAGGCCCGCTGATTTCTAACAACCTAGCGAACTGATTAGGGTTAAGACCCTTTAATTCCCTCAATTGTTTTAGCCTCTCAATCTTTGGGTCAACATTTGGATTTATATCCATAATGATAATTTTCTGTTTCAAAAACTTGTATTATTATTTCTTTTGAAATACATTTACTAAACAATCAAACACAATCACATAACACTTTAAACGCAAACGTATGGTTACGACAATGAAAAAGCAAGGGCCTGGTTTCAGAAAGAAAGTCAATCTATTTGAATATGACCCAAACCGAATCGCATTCGAGACAGCATACAAGTCATTTGGCCGTTCGCATCGACAAATCGCTCGGCAAGAGTTCTGCAAAATCCACGGCATCCAAGAGCACACGTTTCGTGCAAAATTATGTGGAGTTCAAAAAACCTACGAACGAGAAGCGCAATGGATGCAATTATTCGACCCCTATACTCAAGCGATGGCATAAAAGAAAACCCTGCACCAATCCGCCAAGATCACAGTGCAGGGCCTATGTATCACAATTAAAACCACTCAATTATGAGTACCCAGCAAAGTTACACAAAAGCACTACCTGTAGCAACAGGTTCGACTGGGGAGATATTCGAAACTCCTGAGTCAATCAAAATCTATTTCGAAAAAGTCCGATCACTGCTCAAGTCGGGTAATCAATACCCTGTTAACCTTAATGATGTATGGCCGCTTTGCTACTCTTATAAAGAAGTAGCAGTCCGCGCACTAAGGAAACAATTTATAGAAGGGCTTGATTATCAATCATTAGACAAAAATGTCAAGCGAGAAATCGGGGCGACAACTACCGTTTCTTACTCGCTTTCCGTCCCTTGTATGGAGTTCTTTGTGGCTCGGAAAGTCCGTAGTGTATTCGAGGTTTACCGCGAGGTCTTTCACCGAGTTGCCGATATTGTTGAGCAAAAGCCTGTTCAATGCGAGTGTGGTACGTCTCTCGCAAAATTGGAAAAGAAAATCGATTCGCTTGAAAAAATCCACAACCTCTATATTGTCCCCAAAATCGTTAAGTGTGAGATTTTTGAGTCAGAAGATCTCGTAATGAAGAAAAAACTTCACACTGACATCATGACAATCGTAATTGATCTGTGTAAGCGAATAACGGTACGAGAGCCTGAACGCCATTGGAAAGATATCTTTGATGGTTTCGCTAAAGACTTCAATGTTGACATTCGCCGGTTTCCCCGCAGAGGATCGGAACATTTGGTTGATGTAGCTATTCGGCTTGGATATGGCGTGAGTTTGTGGGAATACGTTTCATACGCATGCAACCGGAGATGCTAATGAAACGCGCCAACCTCATTACTCACCGGGAAAATCTGATCTCGCAACTGAATCTGGAATTATCCCTTCACAATCGAACCGGTAAGCTATCGCCCACGGCCAGCACACTACTCGGCCGCATTCAACGGGTCAACGAGCGCCTGGTTAACCGGGAAGCTACAACGATTAACGGTATCATTCAAAAGCAGGATGATCTAGCGAAGCGGGTTTTCGAGTCTAACGAATCATCCGATCAATTGCTGGATGAAATCAACGCCGTCGGTCAAATGCTCCAGCGCCGGGCCGACTCTTACATTGTCTACGAACAACAACCAAACTACATCGACTACGTATGAACACCGCAATACAGAAGGCAGAAAATAATATGCTGGTAAAATTTGAGGACATTGAGATTAACGTTCAGGAGGACAAAACTCATGGATGGCTAATGGATACCGAACTTGTTGCAAAAGGGTACGGCGTTACTCCCGATGCAATCAGAAATCGGAAAAGCAGAAAAGCCAGTGAACTAATCGAGGGAAAGCATTTTATCAGCGTAACAAACTGTTACGCGGTAGGAAATCAGACCTCTACACTCTGGACAAAGCGAGGTGTGATAAGACTAGGTTTTGGAATGCACGGCGAGCGGGCTGCCAAATTCAGGGATTGGGCGGAGGATTTGATTATTGAAAAGATTAACACTGAAATGGCGCCAATGTCCGACGATGAGATATTAACTCGCGCGGTTATATTAGCAAACAATAAACTCCTGCTGTTGGAGGCCAAAATCGAGCAGGACAGGCCAAAGGTTGAATACGTGGATGTGTTACTAAATACTGAAGACTGCGTATTGACAACTGTAATAGCTACTGAGTTGGGTATTTCAGCCACCCGACTTAATCGAATCCTTGAATACCTGCAAATTCAATATAAACGTCGTGATACCTGGGTATTGACCGTAGCATATTCAAATCGCGGATATACGAAAATGGAAACGCAGCTATTTGATAAAGGCAATGGGGTTACGGGGTCGGCCGAACAAATGGTTTGGACTCAACGCGGACGGGCTTTTTTACGATGGATGTTTTATAAAAAGCCAGAAATCAGAATGATGTCTAAGCGGCAGACAACCCACAATGTTTACTCACCTACCGAAATAGACCTGGAAAACCACAGCGATGAAAGTAAACACCAATAGCCCAACCGCCGAAGACCTGGCGATGATCAAGGCCACACAAGAACGGTGCTGGCAAGAAGTCAATGCAAAAGAGAAGTGGACGGATGAGGACTTTCAAGATGCTCTTTTCTGCCACTGCGAATGGAAGGAGCAAAAGTCTGATTTCTTTTATTCGATGATTTCACTTGAAAAGCTGGCGTTTGATCCACGAACTCCAGAAGTAGAAGCCCAAAAACTATTGACTATGCTGAATCAAATGAAGGAGTCCCCCCAAGATTACCTGCAACCTTAGCAAACAGGCCCGGCGAAAGTCGGGCTTTTTTGTGGCCCTACCGTTCGCTAAATCATCCATTCAGGTAGCCACAACTGACGCACTGCCAACCGTTCTCCCTCACCACTTTTTGCAATTCTCAGGATAGTTTGTACTTTTCTGCAAACTATCATTTAAAGCACAAATGGAGAGCTTTATCATACTAGCCGTTGGCTGGCTTATTGGCGCATTTTTCTGTGGCCTCATCGGCAAAAACAGGGAATGTGGCTTTGGTGAACCATTCTTGCTTTCCTTTTTTTTGAGCCCGTTTATAGGCGCCGTAGATGCTCTGGCTTCAAAACGGCTGGAAGACATTGCTTTCCAGAAACGCACGATTGAACTGTTAAAGCAAATTGCCGAGCAAACTAAACCTACGGTAATCGACGAGGAGTAACTATCTTGTTTTTGAGAATAATACCCGTACAAAGGTGTCACCAACCCGTCGCCGGGCTACGTCGAAGTGCATCCCGTTTTTGAGTTTAATGTAGCCATTCAGGCGCGAAACACCCCCGCCGACGTTGAAGTATTTAATGTAATCAGGATTGACCAGGTAGCCTTTTGAGATGCGCCAGAATTGCGGGAGAAGCGATTCGTGGCGTTTTAAATCATAACCACTCACCAATACCCGTCCATCGTTGAGATGAATGTGGCTGTATTCCCGGTCGCCCCGTAAATAGACGACCTGATCGCTGGATACATGAATGGGTTCGTTTTTGAAGCCGATGAGTTTTAAGGTCTTCTCTTTCATCGGTTATTGTATTGGGCAGCATTAGCCTCCCGTAGAACGCCAATTAAACTACTACCCCGAATTTCGAATTCAACCCGGCCGCCACCATTCCCGCCACCACTGGCCGCTGCCCGTATCATTGACGTAATATCAGAGGCTGGCGCCACCATTTCAGGGTCAAACCGGGCGTTCGGGTTATCGCCGATCATGGTCAGTGTAGGACCGTAGGCCAGCCCGCTATTCCCCATTGCAGGCACTTTGGCAGCCAGGGCGGTAACAACGCCCGCGCCCGCGATCATAGCCGCGCCAATCCCCGCCTGTTTAAGTCCGGCGGCAAATAAAATAGGGTTTGTTGTTCCACCCAGCAGCAGGAAAGATGCCGCTTTGATCAACAACTTGCCGGTTTGCACCAGAAATTGAGCGAGCATACTGGCTACGCTCTGCAAAAGTCCCTGCATGACGTTTTTGCCGCCACCAATGGCCCGCCCTAGCGACTCAATAATACTCGCGCCGACATCAATGGAAAGCTCCCGGACGCCATCACTGAACGCCCGTAAGACTGCCTGGAAGGAGTCAGAGAAGCCGCGCAGGTTCGCCAAACTAATTTGACCCTTATTGACGGCTTCGTCAACCTGATCCAGTCCCAGCCCATCAACGACACCCTGCCCAATTGATCCGCCTTCTACCAGTTGATTGACCGACCTTTTTAGGTCCGCCATCGACCCGAACCGGTCAATTGCCGCATTGATGTTGTTGTACCGGCCAGCGGCCCGCTTTTGATCCTGCCCCTGTGCTCCGGCACGGTCAGATGCTTCCCATAGACTGGAAAGTATTTTGTTAAAGTCGTTTCTCTTGGCTTCAAAGGCGCGCTGTCCTTCAGTCATCCAGCCTTTCGAAATCGCTTCCCAATACCGCTGTGCGGCCGATTTTACGGGACCAATCTCGGTGCTGGATGGTAGATCAGTTTTCTCAAGTTTACCTAACCGGTTTAACACCTCGTCTTTTCGGGCAGTCAGGAAGCCAGGTAATACCTGAACGCCGACGTTTCGAGCTTTGAAATCAGCGATCTTCTGTTCAACAAGCTTTAGCTCGTCTTCCCAATAGTCGGAGATAGTTTTTGCCGTGCCTTTTTTTGGCGATTTTAAGGCCGCGTCAGCCTCTTCGATCTTTTTCTTTAACTCGGTATATTCCGCTAGTTTAGCAGCGGGCGTGGCGACTTTATTGAACTTATCCAGGGCAATTTCATCGCCCAGTTTCTTTAGCTTAACTCTGGCATCTTCTAAGGCATTGGTCATTGACCCCATAAATCCACCACCGGCGCCGGAAGTCCCCCCTTCACCCATCTTGGCAAGTTGAGCCGTAGCGGTTTCGGCTTCTTTGGTCAAGACGTCGATTTCGTTGATCAAAGTATTGATCGCCGTTACTTGCCGGTAGGTAGCCTTTTCGTTGGCCTGATCCATCAACCCACCTTCGTTCACGTTGCCCATGACAAAGGTGCCGATCACATCAATGGCTGTCGCTTCGGGCGTTTTTGCCTTTTCGGCGGCAAGCTGTGCCTGTTTTTCCTGAATGGTGTTGAAGAGGGCCGTTTGTCTGGCCCGCAAAGTCATCGCCCGGACGTACTCATTAATTGCCTTCGTGGCATTCTGGGTACCAATGGTCTCTAGGTTGAGGTTGCCGAGGTAGCGGGGTGAAATGTCGTTGATTTCCTTGATGGCCTTTGCCCGCGCATCCTTCGTAAGGTTTTCGTCACGCGCTACCTTGAGCAGGCTTTCGAGCCGGGCCCGCTCGGAACCAATGGATTGTTCGACCTGCGCATTGACGCTTGCCTGTAGCCTGGATTTATCGACAGAGGCATCCAGCGCTTCGTTGTATTTCCAGACGCTGTAGATCAACGTACCCAGCGCCACCGCAGCAGCAGCAGCCCCCAAAGTCAGCAGACCCATCGGACTTGTTAACGCAGCCATTCCCCCCTGTATCGCCCGTAGCCCCGCTTGCAGGGTGGGCATTAGTTGAATAAAGCTTCCGACGGCCAGGATTAGCGGGCCAAACGAAGCTGCAAGGCCAGTCACCACAAAAATAGAGCCCTGAACAAAGCCGGGCAGCGTAGAAAAGCCGGTAGCGACGCTTCCAATCATATTGCCCAATCCTTCCAGTTTGGAGGTTAACCCCAGACTGGAATCGGCAGCTTTCATAAACTCGTAGGAAGCGATCTTGACGTTATCGCCGAAGTTTTCAATGGCGTTCTTGGGTCCGCTCTTGATGCGCTCCAGTTTGGAGAGTTCGGCAACCAGCTCGTTTACAAAATCCTTCGGTCCCTTCCCGGCGGCTTTTAACTTGTCGCTGATTTCTTCGGCATTGACGGTGCCGAATATCTTTTTGACGGCAGCCGCAATGGCGGGACCGGCGTTAATAATTGGCTTTAGATCCTCGGTTAATACGGAGGATTTAGACGCCATTTGCGTAAGCTGCGTCAGAACATTGTCCAGTTCGGTTTTTCCACCGCCCGTTAAGGCGAGTGCATTGCCGAATTGCAAAAGCGCATTTTTGGATTCAATGGCTGAAAACCCTAATGCCCGTAGCCGGGTGTCACCTTTTATGGCTTCCGACAGACCCAAACCAGGCAATTTGGCAACCTCCCGAAGTTCACCGAAACGGGCCGCAGCCCCAGCTGTTGAACCTTCGATGTTCTCAAGGCCCAGCCGCAAGGCATCGATATCACCGTAAGCTTTGAAAGCAGCGCCACTCAGCAGGGAAAATGGAATAGTAAAGCCAACAGTTAAACGACTTCCGAAGCTGGCGAGGGTATCACCCAGACCTTCAAAAGAGCGCGTTATGCCCGCTATGCCACCCGTAGATCCTTTTGCTCCGGCAACGAAGCGCCCCAGCGCATCACGGTTTCGATTTGTGGCAGCGGCCGCCCTGTCAGAACTGGCAACAAATCGGCCTAGCGCATCGCGCGCCCGATCAGTTGATTTGACAAGGCCAGATGCATCGCCGGTAATCTCAACGTGAAGCTTTTCCATTCGAAGACATCGTGGTCGCTATGATTTTAAAGAAGGCTTTTGGTGTGAGTCCCGAAACCTCTTCCAAGACCGCATCGCCCGGAAGCGGCAGAAATTCCGCATCGGTAAATTTCTTGTCCGCAAAGAGATTGTAGATTTGAGTAAGCTGTTTGCGCGTTCTGCGCCAATCCCGAATGTCTTGTTGACTTTCCTGTTCATCGCGGGCGCAAATCCAGACCTGTATCTCGTTGAAGCTGAACTCGAACCACAACTGCTGTGGCAGGAGTCCGTAATAAAAAGCGCGTTCTGACAGCCGCTCCCAGCCTATGAAGCTGGGAGCGGCTCCGGGTTTCCCGCATCTTCGGGCTGTGGACCAGCGGTCAGTTCAGCCGTTTTCTTCCGGATCTCAAGCAGGAAATCCGGCATTTCGCTGGCCGGACGGCCCAATACAGACCCCATGAAGGCGTACGTGATTTGCTGGCCCTCTTCTTCGGTTAAACCATCCAGAAGGCTACAGACCTCGTATTCGGTCATGGTAAACGCTTGTTTGCGTTCAGCCGAAGAGGTTTCCAGGCCCGCCTGAAGCATGGCAACCATTGCGTCCAGCATGGTCTCGCCGTCAAACAGAGGGAAAATACCCGAAACGGTCGGCGCACAGTTCATAAGCTTGGTAAACCGGCGCACGGCATACGTGCTGAACAGAAGCCGCAGCGGGGCGTCGGTGCCTTTTATTTCGAATACATTGACCATATTACGCTTCGTCAGACATTACCGGCCGGGAGGTTATTTTGATTTCCAATGAGACCTTAGCGGCCGACTCCATATCTGCCTGTTTCGAGAACTTCTTCACCCGGCCCTTGAAGTCAAGCTTCAGATCGCCCGTTTCGCCCGTTCCCAATTGCCAGTCGTTCACCGACCGCGCCATCAGCAGCCCATAAATGTCTTCGTAAGAAGCTTTACCGGAGGGCGCAACGTAATCAACGATGAATTCACAGTTGATGGAACCGGATTGCAGACCGGACAGGGTTTCTTCCCAACCGTCGTTGTCCTTGCTGGTCACATCAATGTCGGCGGTGTCCACATCGAACGAGCAGGTAGTTTCCTCTGCCACGATCTTGAATGAGCCCGGAGAGCCAAGCTTGACCTTCAGGCGGATATTCGAAGCATTAATTTTTGCCATGCTATAGCTCCTGTACCAGGTGTTTAATAGTGAATACTCGTTGGTAATCCGTTCCGCTTTTGGTGTCGAGCTGCACGTCAATGCCGTTCTCCCATGTGGCGGTGTAAATGTGAAATTCAGCCTGCTGCGGCAATCCGACCGCGCCCGGTGCGGGCATGATCAGCGCCAGGGCCGCATTGGCCACTTCCTCGGCGGGCTTCTTTCCGGCCGTGTCTCCCGTCCAGCGGGCCACCGAGGCCAGGGTAATGCGGTGATCCGCCCCGAAACCCGTTTTGGTCGACTCGTCCAGCGTCTGCTGGCTTTTGATGATCAGGTACGGCGGTACGGCGTTGTCCGGCGCCACGCTGTCGTAGAGCTTGATCAACTTACCACCCACGGTCATGCCGTTGAGCAGCGAGAAGTAAGCGGTACGGATGGCGGTTGCCGGGTCTTTCATGTTAGTTTGGCCAAATGCTTGTTTAGTCGGCCTATCAGGGCTTTACTCTCTTTCGCATAAGCCGGAATCAGAAAAGGGCGGGCGGGAAGATTGATTTGCCGAATCCCTTTTCCTTTAAATTGCTCAGCCAAATCACCCCATCCATCCGGAATCATGACAGATCCGCCGGTGCCGAACTCTATAAATGGGGCATAAGCCACACTGAAAGTCACTTTCGCCCCGAAGCCCCCATTTATTGATTCGTAATAACCTGACTGGCGTAGCGAACCCGTATCTACCGGGGCATTTGATTTTGCTTCAGCCTCAATCAACCGGCCGGTCGCTTCGATTTCGTTTTTGGCGATTTCTGGCACTTCGCGAGAAAGCTTTGAGAGCTTCCTTTGCAAGTCCACCATTCCGTAGATTTTCATTGCTGTGTCGCGGTTAACTCGTACACCCGGCGCGTGGCATCACTCGGAATCGGTGGACCCAACAGCGCCCATTTCTGGCCGCCCCAGAGCAGGGTATCGCCCGCCTGTAAATCGGCTGGCTTGCCCCAGAACTTGCAGACAATCGCCCGTTTGAGCGCGTTTTGCAGGTTCTCCAATGTCTGCGTGGGTTTGACCTCCCGCACCTCCGCTTTCGTGTCCAGAATCGGTTCAGCGTCTTCCGGCTCAATCCAGCCCCCGGCTCCATCGGAAACCGGCTCGGAACGGGTGATCACAATGCGGTCGCGGATCATTCGAAACGGCGAAACGGCGCGGCCAGGCTGCGCCAGTTGTTCATGAGTTTCTTCGGCGACTGAAACCCCGTGGTCTGGCAGTACAGCTCGGCGGCACAGACCAGAATGGCATCCGACAGCGCATCCGGAATCACGTACTTATCCAGTTCGGGGTGATCTTCGTCCGCCTGCGCCGTGTATCCGGCTGTATACGCCACCGAAACGCCGGTGGAATACTGGCCGGTCAGCATCGGAAACCGGCTTTCCGAAAGCGAATAAGAACTAATCAGCAGCACCGTTCCGCCGAGCTGTGTAACCACGGCTGCGGGCGTGGTCCAGACCGGCCCGTAAGGCAGTCGCCCTACCCCGACCAGGCTTTCCCAGATTACCGTCCGCTCGCATTTGGTCAGCGACAGTCCGGTATAGGTTTCCACCAGCACCAGGGCGGCGGCCAGCTTGCGGTCGAGCAAAAGCCCGGTATCCGTGTCGACATCCCCCATTTCCAGCTGCGCGATCAACTGTTGCCGCGTGGCGGGGTTGTCACCCGTCCGGCGGATTAGTTCGGTTTGATAGGCAGAGGAAACAGCGGTGGTCATGGGTTATGCGGCTTTGGTCTTGCGTTCGGCGGCAGCCTTATCTTCTTTGGTGTCGCCTTTCGCTTTCTCTTCTTTCTTTCCTTCTCCAGCCTCTTCAGCGTGGCCCTCTTCGGTCAATTTGGTGGCATTGGCGGGCGTCACCTTGACGGTAGCACCGACTTTGACCCCAAAGGCAGCGGCCATGCTTTCCGAGACGACGGTTACAGCGACCTTTTCCATGCTAATAGCTGTTGGCTTGTAGGTAGGCGATCTTCTGCGTGATGGTGGGCGAGGCTGTGCCGTTCCCGGCACCAACGACGCGAATGCTATTAATCGACCCCTGCCAGATGGCTTTGGGGGTAGCGCCAGTTTTGCTGTAAATCGATACCCAGGCGTCGCTGGTCGTGCTTCCGGCGACCTTCACGACCACATCGCCCCGGCGAAACGGCAGGTACTCTTTGGCACCGCCCGCCAGCGTATCCTCAAGCACAATGGTGCCAGTGGTAGAGGTTGACGCGGTAACTTTGGTCACTTTGCCCATCGTCTGGGCGTGCGAATCCTCAGCAGCGACCAGCGAGAAGGTGATGAATGCGATAAAAAACAGGAGTGCTTTCATGGTTCTTTTTATGGGTAGCCCTGAGTGGCTAAGTTGTTAGCTGACCCAGGGCGTACGCGGTTTGAAGATTAAGCAGTGATGGCAGCTTGAGCCGTGGCGAAGGTTCCCTTGATAAAGGCTTGCGGCCGGTAGATCGGCAGCGCCAGGCGCTCTTCGATCACACAGGTCACCAGGTTATACCGGGCGTTGTCGCCGTCCTGGTCGTACAGACGAACCTGAGCAGACATGCGGTCCACAACCTGCGCCCATTTGCCGTCCATCACCAGGAAGTCGCCATCGGTGATGTTGTTGTTCTGGATGATCGGCGTACCATCCACCGTAATGCGTTCGGTGCCGGGGATAACCGGGAAGATGTAGTGTCCATCCGTTCCTTTGGCCAGCCGCATTGATGCGTAATCCTGCGGAGAAACGACCACCGCCGTCGGCACCAGGTTGATTTTGCGGAGCTGCTTTTTGGCCACCACCAGTACGTCGAACTCGTTCGGCGTTGTTACCGTCGAGCCGCCCGCCGAGAAGGCCGTGGCCGAAGGCAGGATACCGGTCAGGTTCTGGCCCGTACCGTCACCGTAGAGGAACTGGTAATCTTCGGTGTTTTGCAGCTCATCGATGCCGCGCTGCGTTAGATACCCGAGCAGGTACGGAATGTCATCGATCATTTCTTCCGGCAACCGGAACCAGCCCGCTACTTTGCGAACCGGCGCATCGTAGATTTGCAGATCCCAGTCCATTTGGGGCTTCAGCCCACCGGCAGCGACCATGCCAAATCCGCCCTCTTTCGTGGTTTCCCGGATGTAGCGCAGCAAATCCTTGTCGGTGCTGCCCTGCAACAGCAGGTTACGGATGTGTGTTTCCTGCACCGGACCAATGATGCCCGGGCGCAGGTCATAGCCGATGAAGTGCGTTCCCGACGTACCGGTCAGGTTGGCGCCCGACAAATCACCTACCGCCTTGATGTCGAACATGATCGGCCGTTTGGCGTCCTTATTGGCGATGATTTGCTCGCGCAGCGTCGGGCCATTGCCTTTCTTTTCGTCCATCAACTCGTGCAGGTGTTTCAGCAGCGTCTTAGGTTTGCCATCGTTGGCAGCCGTTCCCAGCCGTTTCATGGCCACCATCTTCTCATCGACCTGAAGCACAAAATCGGCGTGGCTTTTCTTTAATTCTTCGTGGGCTTTGGCTAGGTTGGCTATCTCAGTTTTCGTTTCCGGGTCGACCTTGCCGTTTTTCTCCGCCTGTTCGTTGGCTTTCTCCAGCCGCTCGTTGAAGTCTTTTTCCAGGCTTTTGATTTGTTTGGAAATGCCTTCGGTGGCTTTTGTAATGGCTTCTTCGACGCCTTGCATACCCTCGATAAACAGCTTGGATGCTTTTTCGAAGAGGGCGGATGCGGTGCCGGTGGGTTTAAACGAAGCGGGCAACTGCGCGAACGCGAAGCCCAGGCCGGTGCGGTTTGTCGCCAGGTGGATCAGCAGCAACAGGAATCCAAAAAGCAAAAATTGCTTTTCCATGTGTTAATTCAGTTTGAGTGTAAAAGAATTGGTGATCAGTTCGGCGATGGCTTTTGCATCCGGCTGAGTGCTAGGCGGCTCAGTGGTTTTGGCTTTGAGAAGCGTACCGATGGCATTGTATTCGGATTGAATTTTCAGGTATACATCATCGTGTAGATTGCCTACGCGAAGAGCTTTTTCCAGGACGAGTCTCGCATCGATCAGTGTTTCGAGCGGACTAGATCCAAGTGATTTGAGACCTGTAACGGGCGTATTAGGATTTGAGCCCCACGCCGTTAAAATTGAGCCTTCCCATAGCTTAAGTTCTTGTAGAATGTTTGAGCCCGGCTGTGATTTAGTGTCATTCTTGACGACCTCATATCCAATCGAATGCTCGAATGGGTAATTCATGGAGGCTAAGTGAAGAATATAGTCGCCGTGGGAGTTGTCGCCCTTCAGTAGTTGCGAGGTATACACCAGTCCTGTAGCATCTTCGGAAAGCTCCTTTAGAATGCCGACTGGCTCTTCCTTGTAATGGTTTTTGAGGTGTTTGGTGCGATTGGCACCAGCGGGGCCGAACTCCTGAATAGTTTTTTTGTAAGCCCCTTTTACTATAATATCGCCGTCAGAGTCTTTCGAGTCAAAATGAGAGAAGTATCCCTGCATGATGCCTTGTTTCTCATCAAGATCTTTATAGTTTATGGCAAGGCGCTTGCGAAGTATCTCTTCCAAAGGTCGAAACGTTAGCTTACAGTTGATAGGCTAAAGTTCCGTACGTGCGCGGGAAGGGTCTGAGTAAGAATTACTTGATTGTTAGGTAGTTAATACCTGAAAATTGTGTATATTGTATTGCAATTAATCGACAGAAAAGGTTATGAAATTGAGCGATTCGGAGCAAAAGAGCTATACAGCCGGGCGGCTTTTCAACAACTGGAGAGCAAGATGCTGGACCGGTACGGTGTAGGCGTCTGGCCGGGATTGAAGGGAATAGGGAATATAGAGGTAGCGGAAGGTGATGTGCTACACGCTTGTGACAGCCTTGTTAATACGGTGTGGCAGACCGATACTGTAAAATACGCGATCTTAAAGAAGTCATTGCGGGATATTTTGGAGCATCCAGAACCGAAAGACCCGGATGCCGTCGTTGAATTTAATCAGTTAGCGTTTTTTCGGGACACATTGGGCTGGTGTTTAATGACTGACATTCTAATCGTACCGGAATGAGCGAAGAGATAGATAAATACAAGGGGCTTTCTGAAATGGAACGGGAAGTGATTGATCTAGTCGGCCCGTTGATTGAATACATGACGGAAATCAATGAGGAATACATGCGCTTTGTGTTCCCGCAGGGTGTTTTAGTTGGCAATCCACCGCTCCGCAAGCTCATTAGCCTATTCAGTCAGGTCGCTATTGGGCTGGATGGATATAACCAGCGCGGCAAGACGGGCGGTGTGCGGCCCGGCGATGCTGCCACGTACACCCTGTACTGGAAGAACATCAAACCCGCTTCAGGAGCACTGGGCCGGCTGAAAGAGTTCTAACCGGGTTCTTCGCGTAATACCGCTTGATAAAGCCATCGAAGCCAGTGGAGTAACAAAAACCATACTGCACAAAGAACAACTCCTGCGCAGCCTCGAAAGCATCCTCCCGGCTGGCCTTGTGGATCGTCTTTTTACAGCGTTCATAGATGGTCACAAACGCGTCGTATTCGGTGGGCTTATCTTTGGTTAGTGCTGTCATTCTCTTTCGGTTTCATCCCCAGCGCCACCCGCAGGGCTTCGCTATGGGTCATCATGTTCATTTCCTGTGCGTCAAATTCGAGTGTTACCGTGCGCCCGTTGAACTGGATAGTCACCACGGCAATGCCGGGCTTCGGTGGCTCCTGGTCAAGTTCAGCGAGTGATTTGGTGGTTAGGCCCATATTCAGTTCAATGTGGACATAATGATAAAAGGCTTGATACTCGCCGAGTCTTTCTTTTGAGCATCTTTTATGATTTTATCACACTTCTTCTGAACACGCTGGTTCATTTCTTGAATAGCTAAATTGATAAACTGGGGGATTACACAACAGGAAATAATAAAATATAGTAACCCCGCAGACAAACCGCTCTTCTCGAAAAAAATATAATAGACTTCAAAGGAAATGGCTATTATCATCCCTGCCAAAAGCACGTATATTACGTACAAACCGATTTGCATAATTTTTAAGAGCCGATTAACTTCTTTCATGTTCTTAAGCCGTTTGTTCCTGTAAAATCTCATTCCTCGCCATCCGCTGCGGCAAATCCGGTGCATCCACCGGCACTGCTGTTCCATTCCGAATTACCGGCACGTAAGTAACACAGCACCTGCAATTTGCAATATTAGCCACCCCGCCCGCCGGATCGCCGGGGTGTTTCATCATCGCCCCACCGACGTTAAACAGCGCGTCTTTCGGAATCGCCTTCTTGCCCAGCATCGCCCGGTGTGCAGGCCGGGTGCGGGAGTCCGCCGTGGCAATCCACAGCTTTTCCAGTTTCAGTCCCGTCGTTTCAGCGCCCATCTCTGCGGCAATGTTAGCCGCCCGCGTGGACTCGGTACGGGCAATCAACAGTGCCCGGTTTCGTAATGCCTTGCCGCCCAGTACCTCACTAATTACCCGTGCCGTAGCCCGAATATCCAGCCGCTCCAGTTGCGCCCGTTCCAGGGCTTCCCGAATCAGTCGCCGGGTCGTCTCGGTGATGTTGGTAATGCGCCGGGCGGTTTCTTCCGATGCCATCAGCGACCGCATCACCTGCATCCACTTGCGGGAAAAGAAGCCGATGTTAAACAAGCCGCCTTCCCGCTTCAACGCCATCCGCGTACGGGATGCCACTAGGTCGAACTCTCGTTCAGCGTAGGCGGGTCCGACGACGTTGTACAACTCTTGCAGGAGCGTCCGCACTTCGAAGGTCGTGGCGAACTCCTCAATTCTTTCTCTAAAAGCATCGATACCACCATCTTCAAGCCGAGCAATTGCGCTATTCGCTTTCGCTTGCAGGAAGGCTCGAGCAATTTTAACAGCGCGTCGTTCCATTCGGCGTTGAAAGCGTCCGGCGTTGATGGCGTATCGTTGGCGTTCATTGAGGGTCATCGAATGATTTTACTTCAGTATTAGCCAGATTAGCAAAAACGGTTATCGTCACTTTTGCCAACCGTTTCACTGTATCCCTTTCAAACGGATCTTCAATTTTTAATCCCAGCATCTTAGGAATCTTCTGGCCATCTGGTAGGAATAAAAAAGGCGTTCCATTCTCAATACGCAACGTGCAAGCACCGGACATTACCGGGCGGGGGTAAGCTTCGTGGTCTTGCCCTGCCTTCAATCGGATCTTGTCTTTTTCAGGTCGATGTCTTTGCCCGTAGAGGTTGAAGTCCGTTTCTGAAATCATCTTTCCTAGAAAAAACAAATACATTCGATCCGCACCAAAGGCCCAGCCTAGTTCGCTGAGAACCTTAAAAAGCCACCATTTAAGCGGCTTGGGTGACTTGTCAATTATTTTACTCCATGCCATCTCAATACACCATCTTTTCGTGAATATCCGTCAAACCAGCAATCAACAGCCAGAGTTGCGTCTTGGTCAGCTCGGCCGCCGTGTCATTCGGGTAAACCGTTGCCTTGCTGCCACCCGGCACATACTCAACATCGAACGCTATCTTGTGAACGATGATCGGCTGCGGTGGTGGGATTGGGTCAGGCATAGTTTTTAAAGACTAATCCCGCCCTGACCAAATTTCTTCCGTCTATGTAACAGCTATCAATAAGAACCCGATTCGGACAATCTGCCGTGGCATGAAACACGCTATCACCTTTAAATCCACTTGCGGCTAAAACATGGCAATCCTTTATTCTTTGGACATGAGTAGGAATTTTATTGCGGAGGTAAATGGTGTCAGACAACAGCAGTGTTTTTCCAGTGATGTTTCGAGCCACACCCGAAGGGGACTGGTAGTCTATAATATGAGCCCAAAACACCTCCTTCCCATCAAAATAGGCTTGCAATGCTTTCGTATCATCGTGAACACCATCGCCATACAGCACGTATCTCTCAGGCTTAATGGTGGCACCCAAAACACTTACAGCCCCAACAGCGGCCAGTGATTTAGCAAGGAAGGCTCTGCGTTTCATAGTATTACTATTTGTTTTATATACCTATAAATTACATATAATCCGCGAGATAATCAAGCATACGACCCATCATTTTGCGGATCAGCGCCGGGGTCTTGTTTGCCGAACTCCGAAATCGGCGTTAGGCCCATCGGCACCCATACCATATCCATCATTGGGTCGGGAGAGCGTTCGTACTGCTGGGCTTCCAGTCGCTGGTTCGGGGTAATCTCCCACGACTTCTGCAAGCGCTCCACCAACTTGTTCATATCCTCAGCCAGTTCAGGGAAGTGGGTCACATCAGCATCGATGAAATACTGCTTACCGCCCACATTAAACGGCTCAATGCAGGCGTTCAGATCGTCGGCCAGCGCGGACACGGCCGGAATCACGGCGTCAACGACAGCGGCTTTCTTGGCCTCGGAAACGTTGTTGTAGGTGGAGGAACTGGGGTCGCTGAGCGCCTTGCTGTCCACACCGTAGGCCCGGCAAAAGTCTCTGAGGTCAAATTGCAGGGAGTTGGAGATTTCCAGATCGACCGGTGATAGACCCAGCGCGGTCCACTCGGCTTTCATGTTCGTGATATGCACCCGGTTTCGGTTGAGGCTGCCCCCGTACTGGCTGTTAAGCTTCCATTCGTAGGTCTGCATCTGCTCTTGGGTCAGCGGCTCGGTGTCGGGATCTTCCAGCGACAGCACACCCGGAGGCCCGCCGTTCTGATACTGTTTGATGCTGCTGATGCGCCCCTCGTTGGACTTCTGGGTAGTCAGTGCCAGCACCTTAAGCGGTGATAATCCCCGCAGTTCCTCCCCGTAGCCGGTAATAGCCGGGCGAAAGTCCTTGCTGAAAATCACCTCGGCGGGGTCCAGTTTGGTCTGGGTGGGCGTGTACAGGTAACTGCCGATTTCCAGGTAATTCGATCCTGCCGTAACTTCCATTAAGGCGGAGGGCAGCACGTACAGCTCCGAGACGGGTTGCAGACCCGAAATGCGCTGAATGAACCGCTCGCCGGTGAGCAGGCGGTAGGCCAGTGCGTTCTCCACAAAGGTCTTCCAGTCCTGGTACGGATTCGGATTTCGCAGAAGCTTCTCAATGGCGGGCTGGCTGGTGTCGACAAGAGCCTTCCGGCGCATCGTTACCGCTTTGGTGATGCTGGCGGCCGTGGCGTCTTCACCCTTTAACAGCCGGTAGTCCGACAGGGCTTTTTTGTCCTTGACTTCGTAGAGAAAGAAGTTGGCCCGCATTCCTTTTCGGACCAGGTAGCGCACCACACTGTAGAGGTCGGAGTTCCGCAGGTAGGACTCGCCGATCAGGCTGCCGGTGTCGGTGTTGATCAGCCGCACCTGTCCGTTGACAATCTGGAACCGGGCGCTGGCAAACAGCCGGTTGGCGGCCGCCTGAGCGTCGGTGGGTGCCGGAAGGTTAAAAGACGACGCCTTGATCCCGAAGGTGGCCGCAACCGCTTTCTGTAGAAAATTCATATCAGTATGCCTTGTTTTTTAGGCTTGAGTTCGAAGCGTTCGCGCTGGGCGAACATATCCATTAAGTCAGGAGATTCGCCGTTTAGCTTGACTTTCATCTGCTCTTTAGGGATAATCCGCAGTTTTCCATCTGAATCCGTCTTATCCCGTTTTATGGCTTTGCGTTCGTGCATAAACCGTTGCCGAACAGTCATTTTATTGTCATACATGCGATTGGCCACCTCTTCCGATACTTTATAACCCCCCTCCCGCACCCGGTCGCCACTGCGATAAAAACACTGCGTTTTCAGGTTGGCGTAGTTCTCTTTCAAAGGTTTCCCGTCGGTCCCTTTCACTTCAATGGGAGACGCGCCGTTGTGAAAGGGAATCGCACCCCGGATAAATCCATCAATGTACCCGCCAACACCGTCGGCATCGTAAGTAAAATGGTGGTTCTGAATTTTATGAATATCGAGCAGTCGAAGGGCCTCCTCAACCACGCGCTTTCCGTCGCTTGAATCAACTATAGCAATATCCACCAGCTCAAACCCGTACCAGACACCCAGAACCAGTTTATTTGACCCTTTCAGAGCAATATCGGCCGTTAAATACCGGCCCTCATTATTGACTGAATAAGTGTTATTAAACATGCCCGCAAATGCCGGGTAATCGTAAATATCCAGGTCACTTAATACTACTTTCCAGTTGCCATCCAATAGTTGCAGGCGCGTCTGCTCGTCCTGTGCTACCAGGTTGGCCAGGTAAGAAGGGTCTTTACTGAGTAGCTCCTGGTTGTCGTAAATGGAGCCGGAAATAAACGTGATCGACTTGATAAAGTCTTCGGGCTTCTGCCCGGACCTGGTAACCAGCGTTTTAAGAAAGAACCAGGCTTTTTCGGTCACCTCGGCAAATGAATCACCCCAGATATAGTTATCGCCGTATTTGGTGAAGTAACGAACTACACCGTCGCGTTCAGGAATAGGAAAGCCGGTTTCCTGGTCAATCCACCACTCGATGAGCTTAGCGACCCATGACTCCGGGTCCGGGTTGCAGGTGGCCCGGATGTAAGGCTTCACGCCACACGTTGACCGGTTCCGTGAAAGCATGTAGAAAAACATCTTCTCGGTAAAGTGCGTCAACTCGTCCCACAGGATCAGGGGGATTTGCGAGCCCTGCCATTCGAGAATATCTTTTTCGTATTGCAGGTGTCGAAAGCTCACCTTAGCCCCCGAACGCCATTTCCATTCCAGTGTCGTTTCTTTCGGCGCACCACCCGCTGAAGGGTACAAGCCCATTGACGTATCCCACAAACCACCCTCAGCACGTATCTGGGGTGAGGTTCGCCGAAAACAAACGGCCCCGAAATCAGGGTTATTGATGTGACGTAATGGCTCAAGTAGCAGAGAAAAGGTTTTACCCACACCGGCCGACGCACCCCCGATGACAATGTCGGCCGGAGACGACAAAGCCCGCATCTGATAGCCAGATTGCGGGCGGATCGCCCTCGGAGTGCCTTTGGGTGGATTACCGGCCATTGTCGGGAAGCTGGAAGATTGTTATGAGCGTAGAATTGTCGACTGGCTTGATTTTGCCGTGAACCTCAAGCAGCTTGGATACGGCATCTTTAGGGTCGTGGAGCTCGATTTCAAGCCCGTACTTGCCTTGTTTAATCTTCTTGAGGAGGTGTAAGTTTTCTTTAGCCGCATCAGACGCCAAATCAATGATCGCAACCATTCTGGGTTCTTCTTCAGGCTGTTGGTCTGACTCATCATCAAATTCTTCTTCTTCCTCATCGTCGTCATCCAAGTGGCGCTTGAGCGAAAAAGATGGAACAAATGCAACGAACGGTTCCAAACTCGCTCTTCCCCAATCAGTTAGCCTCCGAACACCTTCCTCTGAAGACATTCCTTGTGTATCAAGGATAAATTTAACAGCCGCTGAAATGTCTACATTTGTCAGCAATCGATGCCCTTCCCGATTAGAATAGGCTGTCGCATATCCGGCTTCACGAGCGGCCCTTGCCGCATTAAGGTGGATACAATAAGCCTCCACAAACCGCTTTTGTTTGGCGGCCAGTTTAGCCATTGGATCGGGTGTAGTGGGCGTTGTGTCCTCCACTGAATCAGTTAATTACCAGTGCTAATATAGATAACCTCTATCAAAACTGCAAATCATATAGACGGAACGCATTTTATGTTAACCAGATCAGCACTGGAATTTTCACACATCCACCCGTACACTCACCTCCCCCGCGCTGATCTGCACGCCTTCCCCGTTGCTGTAGAGCACAGTGCCGAACGCGGACAGGTCGGGAATGCTGTTACCCGGCTGCATGACGATGGTGAGCACGCTGTTTTCGTGCTGAATGGTTTTGACGTTGTTGATACCCTGGCTGTTGCCGTTCTTGTGAATGGAGAGATACATGGTCGTTTTGGTTTAAATGGTTTGATTAATCGTTTTCGTTTGTGGCGACTTCTCCTGGCTCCAGGATTTCCAGTGAATAATAATCAGTGTCCCAGCCTTGACACTCATAATTGTGCATTTCGGAACGAAGGCAGTCCACTTCCGCCTGCACTTTCGCAAAGGCTTCTTCTTCGCTACTGGCAACTACAAAAAACGACCACTGGCCGTGTCCGCCTGGGCGGTAACAGTATAGTTTCATGTCTTTGTTGGTTTCATTCATTCCGTTTTCATCCCGCCCGCCAACCGGGTTCATCGCAGCGAATCGAGGTCAACACCATTAACCACGCGAACGTTGCGCAATCCATCCCGAAGGCCGGACCAAATGATCCGCTGGTTTTTCATATCGAAAAGCGTAATATCGTGACGGTTAATCTGAACCTTCACCGAGTCCATGTTGTAAAGTGCCATTTTGCCGTTGACGGTATCCTGCAACTCAACTGATGATCTACCTAGTCGAACCTTATTGGCGACGAAGTTAAGTCGACCCCGGACCTTTACCGGCGGGTCTAGTTGCATCTGCCGATACTCAATGGCTAATATTGCCCGGCTCTCTGCCTCTTCGTACTGTTGAATCTTTTCGGGCAGGTAGAAAATCCAGATAATCAATGTGACAATTAGGGCCACCACGCCTGAGGTGAAAAAAATTAAATTAGCGTCTTTTATTTTTTCCATGTCATTTCATTTGTTCTGCAATATTTGTCAGCTCCCCGGCCAGCGCCAGCAGTTCGTCGCCGGTGAGGGTTGCAGCGAAATTTTCATCGCACATCTCCACGAACACGGCCTTGTTGTCCTGACCAATATAAACTTCGAATACACTGGCAACCCTCAGCTTGTGCAGAACCGGATTGCGATACTCTTGCGTCGCGTTGAATAGCGCATTGTTTTCTTCAACCATGCGAACGAATTCCCCTTCCGGCCAAATATCCGGCGATGGCCTTTTGGCGATTAGGCTTGTCAACTCCCGCAGCCTGTCCTCGGCCGCCCGCAGCTCGGTGTCGGTGGTGATATTAGTCATGGTTCGTTATGTTCGCCGTACAACACCGTTTCACCTTCCTCTGGATATTCGGGATCAACCCCAAGCCTTGCCAAGCCTAAAGCCATTAGTGAATCATCGGCATCCATTTGGTAGCTGCTAAAGTCATAATTGTCCGTTTCTGCGAACACTTCTTTAGCAATCGCCTTGTGTTCCTCGGATGGGTTTTTCGCAAGTAAGCCGAAGATCTTGCCGAATAACCTTGCTGATGTTCTGTCTGCCATTTTCGTAGATGCTTATTTTGATTCTATTCGTTTACCAGTTGAACAAACGCTTCCGGAACTTCGCCGGGGCAGTAAATGTGCTTCCGCATAACTCAAAACGGTCGCTTACGTTCGTACTTCTTGCGCTTGGTCTGGATAGACATCGCATGGCTAGTACCGTAAAAGCCCGGAACCATCTTACTCTCGAACACATCCTGACGGTGATACATTTCCATCTGTTCGATGTTTTCCAGCTTCTTGATCAGTTGCTTCGCCTTCGCTTTCAGGTCTTTCAAAGCCAGCGTTGGAGTATCGCCTTTCCCTTGCAGGTTACCTATGCTGATGGATGCAGAATACTTCTCAGTCCCGAACTTGGGGCGTTCGATGTCAATGAAGAGATCGGGCTTCTTTGCCTTCTGCGCGATCAGCGCGGGGGTGGGTTGGGTGGTGTCGGTCATGGCTATTGTTGCTCTGAACGGTAGTCAATGCGTCTTCTGCCACGATCGTAATCCATCAACGGATCTGACACATAGCACCCCTTGTCGTCTTTCAGGGATACCCAATACCGGCCCTGTTTTGGGTACCAGTCAATCGTCTCGTCCAACTGCTCAAGACACTCGACAAACCGGTGCTGCCATTCGGCCGGCATGGATTGCAGTACAGAACGGGGGATTGTCAGGTACTGCGCGTAGGTCAGCTCGAACCAATTGTGGATTGGCTCAGGGGATTCAATAATAGCCTCAGTATTTTCCATCGTATCATTCCCCCGCCGGGGTGTTTAGTTGTTTGACTGATTGCACACCTTCGGGTAGTTCCTCCACCGTAGCGAAGTTGCCCGCCCGGATCTCGGCCAATATCTGTCGCATGAGCGGGATGCCGACGGTGCCGCCTTCCGGGTTCTGCTGCTGGCTGAGTGATGCCGCCGTTTCGATCATCTCCCGAACCAGGTCAATGGCATCGTAAAACGGCGCGTTCAATTCCATGCCGTCGCCGTGCTGCTGAATCAGCCGGTACAGGCTGGCCTGATCCTTTTCAAAGAGTGCGATCAGTTTATTCAGGTGAAACTTCTGCTCCTGACGGAAGCTACCTGATCCGCCCATCTGGTCATAGTGTTCAATGGCGACGAATTTCAGCCCTTGCAGGATCAGTCCGTAAGTGTCCCGTTTGGCGGGCGGGAGTTTGGGCGGGGTGGTGGTCATGGTTAGCAACGCATGATTGGTTTATCTGGAAATGGTTCCCCCTCAGCAAAAGGATGAAATGGCACCGGCTTTGGCGGTTTCGGTTCGTTGTGAATCTGATTCATCTGTTGTTGTACCCTTGGATCGTCGGAATAAGAAGGATCAATTTCGTGGTAGAACACCAAATCCAGATGCTTCTTAATTACCGAAGTTTGGCTTGCATCAAGGTAAGCAACATTGCTGATTTCAAAGAAGCCTTGTAGCCAAAAACAAAAATCTCTTGAGGTCATAATCACTCTTTCGTTAGGCCCGGCTCCGGGCGGTTAGTTAAATGTTTCGAAATAGAACACCACCGGCTTTTCGACCTCCTGAATAAAGCCGTAGCGTTTGGCGATCTTGTACTGCGTGGAATCACGGTTCAGCGATTTCAGGAAACCAGCGATCAACTGCCGAAACCCTTCTAGTGACTCGCTGTGCTTGTTGATATTGCAACTGGCACACGCTGGCATCTGGTTATCAATGTTGAGTCGTTCTGGGTGCTGATACGTACCGTCATGAACAAACTTTCGTTTCTGGCGATCCCATCGATGATTCCGAATACAGGGCTCTAGTTCATCGACATGCCAGCCCTTTGTCAGCTCACAGCCGCAGTATGCACACCTGCCGTTGAACTTGTTAAAAATGATCTCGCGTTCTTTCTTCGTTGGCATGGCTATTCAATGTCTGTTATGCGGAGAACAGAATACGGCTGCACCTTGCGGCTGACCTTGACGTGCTGACAGTTGAGTTCAACCAGAATACTCGGGTTGTCATCAACGATGGTTTTGTTCTTTTTCAGCGCATCAAGCAATGTTTTGGCGGTCGATACCAGGTTGTCCTGATCGGGCCCCCTACCGCAGCTATGACGCCACAGATCAACCTTGATTTTCCCGCGGTGTTGGGGCGGCTTCTGCGCCATCAGTTCCCACTGATATTTCCGGAGAATATCCGCCCGGTCTGACCAGTGAAGGCGAAGAAGCGTGTTCATCCCCGGCACGTGGCCTAGTATGGTTAGTTCGGTGGTCATTGATACGGCGATGGTTTCATCATGTTTCCACCTAAATCGAATAACTCCTGCGGGGTGCAGTTTAGTGCTACCTGTACGGTCCCCATATTAGTCCCGCCGACCGGTGTTGCGACTGGCTCGTACTTTCCCGCCAATGTGAACAATCTGGCTAGGTTCAGCGCGGGAATCGTGATCGTGAATTGCTGTTTCATCTCTCTTCTGGTTAGGCCCAGCCCCGGCTCTCACGTGGGGCAGCGGGCGGGGTGGTTAGGTTATTCTTTTTCGACCTCCGGGTCAGTTTGTGTATCTGAAATTTTTTCGTCCGTTTCAGATTCGTGTTTTGCCCTTCGATGGTAGCCGTTTTTCTGGTATGTGCCGATGTATTTCATTTTAAAGTCGCTACGACCCGGGCCGTAAGGTTGGCGACGCCAGTGACCCGATACCAAAAACGGATCATCCCGAATGATAGTCGTAAACCAATGGGCGTCAATTATATTGACAGGATAGGTTAGATTTGAGCTATATCGCTGTTCATTAAGCTCTACCGTTTTGTATCGGGAATCGTTGCCATTGGGTTGAACAACAATCACTCTTTCCACTTCGAAGAAATGGATGAACAGTAATATAGTTAGGGTGAGCACACCGTGACCTGCTCGAATAGCTGCGTCTGATTTCGCAGCCAGATTTGGCTTTTTTGAAGGCAGCCAGACTTTCTCCGGATTTTTGATAGCACTCATCGGGACAGCAAAAGAGTCTAAGACGTAAACCTTTTTGCCTGATTTGGCGCTATTCCCGAGTATCAACCCACAAATTCCATAGGGCGTCAAATCGTAGATAAACATTAGATCAAAGTCTTCTTTATCGGGCAGTCGAACGATCAGCAAGCCTGTTTCATTTGGCAAGTCCTTTAACAAACTGTGTAGCTTTCGAATGTACAGGTTGGGATTGGCATTAATCACGCTGATGGTAGCCTCCGGCAGGTAATATGCTACTGGCCGAAACGTAGTAAATATCCGGTCAAACCCTTTTTCAAATTCGGGGTTTTCGTCTGATACTGCGTCAATCCAGTCTGATATAGAATTTTTGAAGAAAATCCGATCATCTCGAAGCATTTCGTTCAGGTAAGATTCCCGTTCTTTGATTTTTTTTAACTCAGCATCTAACCCCTGCCGGTCTTTTGATTCCCTAAGTTGGATCAGTCGAGCTTCGAACGCTTCTGGTGTTTCATCATCCATTTGATGATCGGACTCATAAATGACCAGATCATCAAGAATACACTTGCTTAGCAACTTTAAGAGCATGTGCTGCCGCTCATCAAACCGTTTCATTGTTACTATTTTTTACTATAAGATACACATTTTCAAATACTTAACCTAATACTTTTTAATCATCCACCCACCGAAACCCGCCCCTCTTACTCAGCCGAATGCCCAATTCCTTCGCCCGGTCAATCACGTAGCACCGCGCCCGGTCGGGATGCACATCATCCGGCAGCTTGTCGCGGTTGACCTCCACCAGAATCCGCCGAAGGTCGCTCTCGGTGCGGGCCGCTGCCAGGGCTTCCAGGAAGCTTTGCCAGGTAGTGAACCGCCACTGGCTTTGCAGGTAGGCGCTGGCGGCTTCCAGTCGCTCGTCGGACCAGAGCGGGGCGGGCAGGGCCGGTTGGGATCGCTTGGTCATTGACTTTGAAACTGACTGACCACTTTCAGGGCTTCAACTCTCACCTTGGCAATATCAACCAGCGTTTTGGCCTGATCATTAATGGCGCGTGCCTGCTCAATGTATTCTTTATTGCCTTTTACCTTTCGGATACTGTCCATTAGTATGTCAGCCAGCTCCCCCAGCGGGACCATATTGTCAACCTGCTGTTTAGCTTGATCAAGCGCTTGGATTGCGGGTAATGCGGGCAGTCCGCTGGGGGTTCGAAAGCGTTCGATAAAAAACGGAACTTCGCTAACCTGCTTGGTGTAAGTACCCACACTGGTGGTAAAGGTCACATCTTCGTTGGGTGAAATGTCAAAGGATATAAACCGCCCTTCCCGGTTATCAGGGAAGATATAATCTTGTCCGGCCAGTTTGCGAAGCTTATCGCGGGTGGTGTCAATCAGCGTTTTCATGTTGTTTTAGGGCTCGTTTTAAAAGTGTTTGCTGGCGCTTAACGGCAATTAATTCAGGGTGATTCGCAAGGACAAAAGCGGCCATTTCGGGTTTATGGGGAAATAGCTGATAGGCAACTACATTGTCATCCAGTTCAACGAATGGGTTCCGCATCTTGCCCGTACGGATCATTTCGCTGATTTTAGCGGATCGCTGTTCGAGTGGAAAAGTGCCATCCTGGAAGTGCTGCCGTAATCTTTCTGCCTTGCGGGCGCTGAGGGCTTTCCCTTCCGGGGTTTGGTACATTCGGCGCATTCCTTCTGACTGGCGCTCTGAATTCCGGATTCGACCGGTGATTTCCCGCCGGTGAATCAGTTCGAGGTTTTCAAGCGCACAGTTCAGCGTATCTTGATCCCGAAAACGGATTACGTGATTTTCCGGCACCGGGCCGTTGGCCTGCTCCCAAACCATCCGGTGAAGCGTTTTTCGTTTGCCCGGCGCGTAGGTGACGTAGTAGTACGGAAATCCCTTCTCTGTTTTGATATAGGGCGCCCCCGGTGTTTTCTTGCGTCCTTTTTTCATCGTTTCATTGCTTTACAGTTATCCCACCCTACAATCCACAGCATCACCAGCCCCGACACGCTCATCACCACCGCGTATGCCTGCGGGTAGGCGATCAGCAGGGCCAGCCCCGCCAGCAGGGCGCAGATCGGCAGGGCGTTCATGGCTCAGTGGCTTTTAGCTGGCGTTCCAATTCTGCAATTCGCTTCTTTGCCGCCGTAAGCTGATCCAGTGGTGTTTCGCCCATTTTTCGCTGAACGGTGACATCGTAAAATCCAACACCATCGTCAAAAGTCAGCACCATGTAGTTCTCGGCAGGAAGGTTCTTCATCGCCTTGATAAATCCGCCAGCCATGATTCGAAGAATTGGACTGTCGTGCTTGATGATCATTTCGTCGTGTCGAAGCTGAAGTTCCTGAATGCGAACCTCATAGGGCTTCATCAATTCCGCCTTGTAAAACTTGATCAGGCGACGGTGATTGAGCAGCGTCCAGAACCAGTCGGCAACCTTGGATAGGATCATTTTCATACCCACATTTCGTTTTCCCCGGTGTACCCGGTCGTTTTCGTTTCCTTCTCGCGGTGCGGCCACAGGCGGCTGAGCAGCAGCAGGGCAACGAATCCCATTGCGCAGAAGGCAAATTCAAGGCGGTAGAGGGTTTTCATGGCATCAGTTTAAAAGACAGGTGAGAATGAAAATCAGCGTTCCGAGTATACTGACCCAGACCAGGACGGGACTCGTGTCGTCGCTTCGAAGTTTCATAAGCAAGGAGTTTAAACAGTATCAGCAGCACCAGCAGCCACCCCACCGCCCGGCCCTCGCGGGGCGCGGTGTGCTTCCAGTGGGGCGTCATTGGATTCCTAATCGGGCTAACTTCTTGAGGATTTCAGCCTTTTCGTGTTGTTTGCATAGAATGAGCACACCCAACACCTCTAGTGCAGTCATGTCGTTTACTTCAAAATCCCCGCGAATGCTGGTCAAGGCCTTTTCCTTTGGGGATGTGCGGATTTGAACCATCCCAAAAGGAGAAAATAGGCTCGAATAAGAGCAATCATCACTATCCTCGTTGGGGTAGACTAGTGATCCATCTGCATCAAATTTGACTTCTGATAACTTTTCAGCCTTCTTATCCAAATCGACCGAATTGATCACTAGTACTGTCTTATTTCGGCCCTCTACGAGTTTCTTTGCCAACAGTTCAATCTGGTGAATCTCTTTATTGAGAGTTGCCAGCCGCTCGTTTAGCTTGATCGCTTTTGTCAGGTTTGCCAGTTTCATGAAAGTGCGTGTAAGTGGTTAGCCGGAGTGCGTCAGGCCCCGGCGGTGAGGGGGTTATAAATTCTTTGCCTGTGCTTCCTTGAGTACGATGATCTCCCGTTGGGCTTTACCGGAGTTGATGGAGACAACCAGCGCGTTCAATAGCCGAAATCCCCAGTCCGGAATAAATTTGCCGTCCACTTCGATAAAAACTTTCGGGTAGTTGTAGAGTCCCCGGCCAAGTCCAAACTGCACAGCCGCCCGCTTCATGGCATCGGATATACCGCCCTTGATTGGCTCGACGTTCGTTCGGCTCGCCCCATCAGTTTTGCTGACCACTTCCCCGGTGGGCAGGATTGCGGAGATGGTACACAGAAAACCGCCCTCTACTTCCTCAATCTTGTTCGACCAGTTCCGCCAGCCAAACTGCCCGTCGAAGCGTTCCATAACGCACCGGTTATTGATATACGGAACGACCATCATCTTGGCGGGCTTACCGTTTTTAGCTTCCATCGTCTGCGATACCCGCCATTCAATTTCGTCGGGCTGAATGGGTGCGGTCAGCACTTTTATATCGTTATCCACTTCGGTGTTCATATCGGTTCGTATTCGTTCAGAGGTTGGGATTGGAGCAGGGCCAGACCGGCATCAAAGTGCAGTTCCTTGCACCGCCCATATTGCCCGTTGGCTTTCAGCAGAAGGGCCACCAGGTTCATTTGCAGCCACGGACGGCGATTGGTGCCGGTATCGGGCAGGCATTCGTTGATGAAGGCGCTGGCGTAGCAGTAAGCCATTTGAACCGCCGACTCCTTTTCCCGCTGGTGCAGGTACTTGCCCCGCCAACAGAAGCGTTCGAGGCTCTCCGCCATTTCCATGTGCCAGATGCGCGGGTGACGGCGGCAGAAGTCTTTGATGAGGTGTTCAGTCGGTGTCATGCCGTCAGTTCGTCTAACCAGATGCTGTTGCTCCAATACCCGTTATCATCCTTCTTGCCGCCCTTAGTGATAGCTGTTTCCGCCAGTTCCAGCGGCCGCAGTCTCCGCATCTCGCAGCTGTAGAAAACCAGATAGCCCAATGCGCCCAGATCGTGAACCTCCACTTCCAGCATATCCGCCGGAATGCCGAACCGATCTTCCAGCAGGTACGCCAGTTCGGCTTTGTTGTGGACCGGCAGCGGGTCGTAGACCGTGACCCGTTCGGCCTGATCCCTAATGATGCAGACGGGGATGTTGTTCATTTGCAGTGATTGTTGTAGATTCGTCATGATTTTTAGTTGTTACCCGCCCGCTCAACAGCTTCCCGGCACGTGAGCGGGCGGTTTTGTTTGAAAGAATAGCCCCGGTGCGGTAGTTGGTGTTAATGTGTCACCCTCACACTTGTACCGTGTCCCGAAGGTCCGCCTACGGTAATTTTACCGGGGCTAATGTTTGCCGGGAACGTTGCCCGGCGCGGTTGGCCTCTATTCCAACTTTCAGTCCAGTTCAGGGTACCGTCCACCACTGGAAACCTCTTGACTCACCCGGTACTTGATGCCGATTCCTGACCTTGCGGCTTCTTCGGGCTATGGCCTCACGCGGCCTTTGGTGTATCTTCTGGGGCCTCGGTCTGAGACTGCTGCCGACCCAATCCGGCCGGCACAGTGCATCCTTTTTCTAAACCCTAACCTTTCTCTTTTGCGCCCTACGCCGGAACGGCTATCAACCGCCCCGGTCGCTCCAACCTATCCTACAGCTTTGTTACCGGAATATCCCGGCGCAGGGCGCTAATGACTTGGGGCGGCATTGGACCATTGGCTGTTGGTCTGGCGACGTTGCCGACCGCCCCGGTGGTGTCTATCGAACCTTTACCCACTCATGCCGCAGGTAGTTCTTTCCTTCGAGTTCCCGCGCCAGTTCCTCAATATCATAGCTGTTGCCCTGAAAAGAGGGGTGGAAGTTTCGCAGGATTCGGATTGATTTGTCTTTGCAGAAAATAGTAAGCATTGTCGTATCTGTTTAATTGTTAAGCAGTTTCAGTAATTACCCACCACGCCCCGGCCGCCAGCGCAATCAGCAGCAGCACCAGCCCTACTTTCTGCCACAGCGGGCGGGGTTCAGTCAGCCGGGCGATCAAAAAGACAGAGGCCAGGGTGAGCAGTGAGCCGATGTAAAAGTTCTTCATGGTTTCTTTCTTCGGTTGCGAATCAGTGTCCAAATTCCGTAGGCAGCCCCGGCCACCAGCAGGACCGTAGCGATTAGTTGCCAGTCACTAGCTTGCATGGAAAAGTGCTGGCTTAGAATCTGCGTCCTTCTTGTGCTCTGGCTTGGACCGGTATTTCTTATTGGGAATCGCCAGATAGCTTCCGTAGCCCAATTCGGCGTTGTAGCAGTGGAATGACTTGCCCGACTTGGTAAGTCTGTGAATTGTACAGGGAATCCACTGGGCGCCATCCCACGACCAGTGGATGTTGCCAACTTTTGGCGGGTCTATTTTGGCATTCATGGGTGTAGGCGGCTAAAGGCGACGATCTCCAGGTACAGCCGAAGCCGACGGCGGAACTCGAAGCGGCTGACAGGCTCCAGCAGTTGCTGGAAGGCGGTGGCGAGCAGTTCTTTCATGGCACTTGCTGATTAAAGGCTGAACTTCTTACATAGTGATACCTGAAACCCGGAGCTGACAAATACAAAGCCGCAATCAACTTTTTGGCTTCACATAGGATCATGTCATTCTCATGCATTGGCTCCCAAGAGTAAGATTTTGAATTCCATCGGCACACTCTGTAAGTCAATGGCTTTTTCATCTGTCTTGATTCGTTTTGCTCCGCTACTTCGGTACGTGGGTCGGACCGCCGATGCGGCCTTTTGGCGGGGCGTTGTGAATTGGTATAGACAAATGTAAGTGGATACTTAATTAATTCAAAGTAAATACTGAATTATTTTTAAGTAAATACTTATAAATTTTATAAGTCTCTACATAACAGCGAATTATCAATAACTTACCACTTGCGAAAGCTGCGGGGATTGCGTAGGTTGGCGGAAAAATTGAAAGTGAACGCGCGGTGCGATGAAATTAATTACGGATGCGTTGGTAATAGGCGACGATGGTTCCTTTACTTTTGTGAAAATAGATATATCATAAAAGCCTAAAAATCAAAGCCATGTATAAATTCTCATTGAAAATAGACGACCCTGTCGGTACACTTTCAGAAGAAAATGGCATTTCCATTTACCGGCTATCTCAATTATTAAGAAATTTAAACGCAGCATTACGTTTACAAAGGGATTCAAACTGTACCCTTTCAGCTATTCAGGGAAACTGTTACCAGGTTGATGTTTCCACCTCAAACAGAGTTCATCACGATGAATTTATTGAGTTGATGGGAAGGGCAGAAAAAAGGGAAAAGGTACCTGCGTACCAAAAAAAACTATTAAATAACCTATTGTTTTATGTCCGAAAGGGTTATTTCATCGAAGCCTATGATACCGACAACGATAGAGTTGCGGTTGTAACAAAAGATCGAAAGCCTGTTCGTGGAAACTACTATATTACTGACTCAGTCACAGGGGAGATTACCAGGATTGGAAATCGTCAATTTAATTACCCTTCTTCCATCGTAATTAGTCAACACGAAGAAGAAATACCTTTTACAGTACCTATCTCTGATCAGCAGGATCAAGAACTAAGGGATTATTATAAAAACGGGACTTTGCAATTTGAAGTTCGTTTTAAAATTGATAAATACACTAAAAAAAGAATTCCTATTGAACTGGTCGCATTTAAAGTAAAGAGTAGTAAAACTTTGCTTGAGCTGGTCAATGATTTCAACGCCAAACACCCGGATCTATTTACAAAAAATGACCCGTTGGATTTATTATTAAAATCAAGGCAACAGAACGACTTATATGGCTAGTCTTACTTTTGAGGATTGCAAAAAGGTATTTTTAGATACTACAGTTATCCTGGATTTGCTTCATCCGCACAGCAAAGAAGAAAGAGTAAAATGCGTAAAAGCACTTCTGGAAATTTTATGTAAAGTAAAGAAATCGAAGTTTTACATATCCGCTATCACGATTGCCGAAATCGTGGATGTAGTAAAATTCGAAAGAATAGACGCAATCGAAAGTGGTATAATTGAGGAAATATTGGAGTCTCTTCAAGGGAAAGATATTGAAGTGGTATCTTATTCAGAACCGGTAGCGTTGATGCAAAGAAGCCTGTTCTCGCACCTCTCAGACAAAAAATCAATTAATGACTTTCTAGCTAGAAATAATGCTTTAGGCAATAATTGGGCTTCGTGCAGAGAATGGTTATCGAAAGATTTTATGATAGCCGCCACAGCAAAGTACATAAATGCTGATATTACATTTACAGGCGATAAAAAGACATTTATACCTGTTGCCAAGGAAATAGCTTTGCCTTGTATAGGCACTTATTTTGAAAATTTCAACTTAAATAGAGGTGGCGATAAAATATATGGCTTTAAAACTCACATCCCCATGTTTGTAAAGCCTGCTACAAAAAAACCAGAGTTGAAGGGCGGGCTATTTGAAAATCTTATGTGATTCAACTGGTTGCCTTTTTCAAGAAATCCACTGCTTTCCATGCTTCTTTTTTACCACAAACTGATGCCCGTTTGAACACGAATAGTCCGTCGTTACCGTGTTCGGATTGGAATGGGAGTGATAATTCCCTCGCTCATCATAATGTCCCGGCGAATAATGGATGAGCGTTGACATGGACGCCCCTTCATATACTCGCGACTTCAGGCCCTCCTTTTGGCAGTGCGGGCAGATTATTTTTAGAGTTGCCATAGCTTTTCGATTAGGTCATTGAACCATCTGACAAGACGGTATTTTGAAGAAATTTTGATTTGAATAGAGATTTCAGGTATTGGACTTTCTCTGATTTTTAGGTTGTATCTCCCTGGTCGCAACCCGATTTTTGGGCTCTTTATTGCCTGATTCTCAAATGTCACATTATGAATTTCAGGGGGAATTACATTTCCCGCTTCATCAGTTATGATTACTTCTGTCATAGCTTTCAGTCCACCGGCTGCGGTTTAAGTTAGAATCGAATCAATACGGATGAAATTAAAAGAATAGAGCTGAGCAAAAACAGGGTAGACATTACCCTGGCTCCAAGTCTGCCAGAACTGTTAAAGGATTCATAAAAAGATCCGTTAAGCATAATCAGCCCAAGTATGGCGTCAAGAACTCCAATGATTATCATAAAGGCATTCATACAAGTTGTGGTTTAAGTTCTGTTGCCCCAATATTCTTTAGCAACCGTTCGCGGGTTGCCACAATCTCATCATACATCGCACTGGCCATTTCCCATTCCCTCCGCTTGACCATCTGATAGAAGTCCCGAATCAGCACCATCAACTGCCGGTCAAACCCGGCCAGTTTATACGGATCAACCTCGCAGAGTTCGCACAGCGCATCCCAATTAAGCCGCTCATCCAGCCGGGGCAGGTGCTGGGCGAAGTCGTCAGGATCAGCCAGGATGCGCGGCCAGTCAATCGGCTTCATCAAAGTTCGATTTTTGACGCTTAGGTATCTTGGATGGATAAAGCGTTAATAGCTTTCCAGTGTGGAAATAAACAAACCGTTGCAGATGATGAACGCCATGTATCCTGTATTCGCCCCGTTTCATGTGAATATCGGGGGCAGCATCGTAATTGTAGATATATGGCTTGCCGATTTTAAATCCCTTTGTTCGCTCATAAATATCATAAGCCACTGCTTCTACTTTGTTTTTGCCAAATCCCGGCAACTTGTAGTACTTTTTGGCTTCATACCAAACATCGCCAATATTATAGGGCTGATCATCAAAACTTACTTTTAGCTCGAACATGTTGGCCCATTGTTGATCAAATACAATAGGCTCAACCTTATCATAACCGACGGTTATTGGTGTTCTATTTCTCATTGACTCGAATTGGTCAATCACTACAAAAGAATCTCCGATTCCGACTACCTGACTAATTCCTCCACAGTCATCGTAGAGGTATGCGCCAATAATTAAATCTTGTGGCTTTATCTGCTTTTTCATTTCCGTCTACTGGCTGAATTGATCGGAAACTCGATCACGTTAAACATTTGCTTCATGCGGTCCAGTACCCGCTTTCCGTAGCGATCCTGAACCTCTTCCAGCGTAATGTTGGTAGTCATGTGGGTTTTAGGTCCACGGCAAGCCTGGTTATCGTAGCGGCCCTGTAACACCTCTTCCATCAGGTTCACGTTTTTACCGAAGTGCTTGCCGTCTCGCTCGGTGCCCAAGTCGTCAAAGAAGCAGCCCAGCCAACCCTGATCATAGTACTTGCTGCGGTATTCGTTGTGAAACATCTGGCTGTATTCGACAATGGCATCATCGCCAATCTGGCTGTAGAGCTGCGATAACCGGCGGCAACTGATCGTTTTGTAGCTCTGGACAACGTTGCGCTCGAAGATTTTCAAGGCTACTGTCTTGCCACATCCCACGTCGCCAAACAGCAAAATCCCTTTGTTGGGCGACAGGCCGTAACTGGCCATTTTTGGGTGATTGGTGAAGAAAAAACAGAGCTGATTGAAAATCTCCCGGTTGTTCTCATCGATCACGAACGGCGTTTCCCAACCTTCATCAATGGCGATTTGCTGGCCTCGGTACAGGATTTGTTTGCTGAGTTTATCCGGCGTGTCGGGAACCGGGTCGATTTGCTGGAGCCGTTCGTAGTACGCCTGTTTTAACTGGTTCTGGTGCTTCACCTTCCGGGCGGCCAAGATTGCAGCTTCCACGGCGGCCCGGTATTCATCTTCATCCAGTTCCGGCAAATCAGATTGGCTACCACTTTCCGAACCGACGGCCAGCGACGGGTTCAATTCGGGCAGTAACTGGTGGAGGGGTGCGGGGGATTTTGTTTCCGTTGTCATTGGATTTGAGAGCAAAGAGTCCTTGCCAGTTTTTGTTGATACTTTGGTTGATGATTGCAATGGCGGTTACTTCGTTTTGATCGGCCAGCGTTTCCAGTTCAGATAGCGCACTGGATAAACCAATGGGTTTGTAGGCGGGTAAATGCCGTTCCCTTCGGTAAGCCAGCCAGCGTTCCCAGGCGACTCTGAAATTCTCGCCGAACGGCAGCGAGGTTTCCGGCGGACTTGTTCGGGCAGGCTTTGGGGGTGGTGGGGGGGCGGCCGGAACCGGGGGGGTGGTGGGGGCGCTTTGCGCCGTCAGGTCAGTAGGTTTAACAAAAACAGTTTCAACTTGCTGTTCGGGCGCGTCAGCGCCTTTCCCGTTTTCTTCTGTTTTTACTGTTAATTCTGTTTCTTCTGTTTTATCTGTTTTTATTGTGTTCGATGGCTGTTCGGTAGCTGTACTGTTGCTGTTCGGTAGCTGTTCATTAGCTGTACAGTACTTGTTCATAAATGAACAGCTAAGTTTTACTTTGGTGGAGCCCGTATAATCGTTTTTACCCTTAGTAACCAATTCAATCACGCCCCATTTAATCAAATCTTCAATGCAGGACTTTAGCTTCACAGGCGAACCGATGAACGTCATTTTCATGGTGTACTCGCGTGGCAAGTCCAATATTTCGGCTTTAGGATCGTATATCTGAATACGATTACGGAGTTCGCATATCCAGGTGTATAGGCTCTGGTGGTGGGGCATGACTGCCTTTTGAATTTCCTCACTATCGCCTACAAGTCGATAGAAGGCTTTGGTTAGCTGATATCCGGTTACCTCGCTCATGCTGGCTTGCTAAATTTTGACTGATTCCGAAGTCTACCCTGCGGTGAATTGAGAAGCAGAAACCCTTTTGACTGAAGTTCGAAATAGACCTTTGCTTCGTCGGGAGTGTGCTGACTGGCTAAAGTAATCCGCAGTGGATCGCCGTCCTGAATACACTTCAAAATGTGCGCTTCCAGAGCCTTATTTGAATGTTGGCCCCGAACTGCCTGTGTGATATGGCGAAGAATTCGCGCCCTTATATCGTGTGACGCTCCTACGTATACGCTATTAATAACATATACCCCGGTCACCTTCCGGCCAGGCATCAGGTGGCAATTTTCACCAATAAAGTACCGGCTCAGGATTTTATAATCCGTAGTTTCGTTTGTCATGATCTTTGTGCTCAACTGGCAGAAAATTGGCATCTGAGCGCCTGCGGGTGATTTTTCCGGCGTTCATTTCTTTTTGAGGAAATCTATATACTCCCCAATGGAGCGGGTGGAAATAAACTCTCTTGCTTTAAAATCAACCGACTTAATAATGTCCTCGTTTATGGCCCGTGTCGGCATATGGTCACGTTCGATTTGTATGAATGAAAGTCCATCAAAGCCAAACTTGTAAATGTAGGCACTCATCCCTGGCGAAGAGGTAATTAAATCCCAGGCGTCAATTGATTCAATTCCATCGCCGATCAGAGTTCCATTTATCCAAACCTGTATGTCTACACCACCCGACTTATTTGCCCTTGTTGTTTTTGCTAGTTCCTGTACTCCACGCATATAACGGTGAAGCTGACCATATGTAGCAAGTCCAACTAGGCCCTTCTTCAATTCATAAACTGTAATGAGGATTGTCTTAATTGGCTTTCCATCTGGATTGTGGATGTTCTTCTTCTTTCCGATATAATGGATTGTGATTAAGTCGGCTATTCCATAGTCCCCAAGATTTACCTGTCTGAATATTTTTCCATTGAGAGTTAAGCCCCGTTCTTCTAAAAATAGGCGACCATAACTATCGATAGCAGCATTGTATATTGAATCCTCAAGATCTTTTTCCGAAAGCTCCAT